CTAAATTATAGGCCGCGCTTCGTCATATATGCATGTCACCTCATGAGTCACCACTCCCACCACTGCAATATCTTCCAGCAGGTCATCCATCAGGAATGCGCCATCGTCGGTAATCAGGCGCCGCGGCTGAATCATGATCATCGCCCACTCATACATGCCTGACATATCAATCAGTACAGTGTCGCCGTTTACCGGGTAACGCTGCTTGTCGATTATGCACCTGCGGCCGTTCAACTCCACCATGCTGGAAGTCTCACGGGTAGACAGGATGTGTTGCAATGGCTGAAGAAGAAATGTCACTTCGCCACTGGCAGGTCCGACATTCTGGTTGTGTATGCCGGCGACAACATTTCGCGCTTCATCTCCCAGGATTTCTGGATACCCTGTCCTGCAAACCATAATTTCCCCTTCCCGCTCTGGTTGAGACCGTCAACGACGCGCATCAGCGATTCGCTGTTGGCCTGTGGTTTGAATTCGTCAAAGAGATTGAGCTGAGATACACCCTGACTGTAGAAATCGCCCAGCATCACTCCTGCTTTCATATACCGGCAGCCATCGCGCCATATGTGGTCGAGTCCCTGCATGGCAACCCGGATGATGTCGCGCGTGTCGTTAGACGGCGTTAGGAGCCTTCCCATTGCCTGATTGCCATAAAAGACCTCTCCTTCAGCATGCGGGCTGGTACGGACGAACACGGCAACCTGTCGGCAGTACTGGCGCTCTCGCCTCAGCTTCTCGGCAGCGCGTTCTGCATACGAGCAAACCGCCTGGCGCATGTCCATATATTCGGTGATGCGTGAACCGAACGATCGGGAGCAAACAATCTGCTGTTTGGTCGGCGCGAACTCTTCCAGCTCAAGGCATGGCTCGCCGCGCAGCTCACGCACCGTTCGCTCCAGCACCACGTTGAAGTGCTTTCGGATGATGTAGGTGCTCTGCTCCGACAGGTCTTTGGCGGTGATGATTCCCATCGCGTTTAGCTTCTTACTTATCCGGCGGCCGACTCCCCACACTTCCTCTACCGGAACCAACGCCATCAGCTTTTTCTGCCGATCGACATTCGACAGGTCAACGACGCCGCCGGTCTGCTTCCACTTTTTGGCAGCATAGTTTGCGAGCTTAGCCAACGTTTTGGTTTGCGCGATACCGACGCCCACGGTCAGATGTGTGTCGCGCTTGATCCGTTCACGAATTTCCCGTCCGAAATCTTCCAGAACCCGGCAATTTCGTAAGCCTGTCAGGTCTAGGAAGGCCTCATCTATCGAGTAAACCTCCACTGAGGGCACCATTTGCTCCAGCGTTGTCATCACGCGATTGCTAAAGTCTGCGTACAGCGCGTAGTTAGAGCTAAACACTTGGATCTTATGTCGGCGAATTTCATCCTTCAGTTTGAAGTAAGGCGCCCCCATCGGTATTTTCAGCTCTTTAACTTCGGCGTTTCGGGCAATTACGCAGCCATCGTTATTGCTCAAAACTAACACGGGCTTTCCACGAAGATCAGGACGAAATACCGTCTCACATCCGCAATAGAAATTATTAACATCCACCAGGGCGAACATTACCGGTTCATCGATTTTATCGAGTGCTTAACCACCCCGAAAATTTCAAACTGATCCGGGTCGGTAACGGGAATAATGGCGTGTGCCGTGTTCATCGGCTTCAGGTGAAGGAAAGGCTTGGTCATCAGCAGCTTTACGGTGAATTCACCGGATATTGCAGCGACAATAATGTCGCCATGCTCAGCTTTAATCGAGCTATCTACAACCAACATATCACCGTCGCTTATGCCGCCATCAATCATTGAGTCGCCGCTTACCCTGATGAAATAGGTTGAGCTTGGATGGCTGACAAGCAGGCTGTTCAGATCAATGCGCTGTTCGACGTAGTCTTGGGCCGGGGACGGGAACCCACACGGCACACGTTCGATAAATAACGGCAGCTCTAATATGGCGCGGATTTCCGCTGGTTTATAAAACTTCATGGCTGTTATCTCAATCGATGATCATCAGGAATTAAATGGCTTATGTTCAGGCGTGATGGGAGTTCATCCGTTTGGATTGAATACCTGAAACACGCGCTCCTCACCTTCCGATGTTGAGATATCCCTGAAGACAGACTTGTGAGCCTCGATCCAGTTATTGGCTTGACGTGGCGTGTAATGCCAGTTCAGGCGCTCAAGTTCACTGACAAAGTCGAGTGTGCTTACGGTGTAGCGTCCAGCAGCATCGCGTTTGATTGCGAACCTGAAAGCGTCTTTGATTTCGTAGTCGCGGGGCATGGTCATCTCCCTCCCTGATAGATACTGTATATAAATACAGTAATATCGATCGGTGGAATCGATCAAGTCGATTGATGGTGGTTTTTGCGAAGGGATTGGCGCGGAAGGAAATTTAGATGGGCGGGTGCGGAGTGAGTGACTAAGCTTTAACCTAACACCCCGCAGCCTGCATGAAGATGGACGCGGTCTTAAGCTGCCCCGTCGCCGGGGCTTTTTTGCTTATCACTTATGCTTTTCAAGATTCACAAGTGACTTAATCGCAGCAAGTGGTATTATCCATTCACAATACAAGTGAAATTAATGCATTAAAATTATCACTGCTACGTCAAAGTCTGTTTTAAAGAAGAGAATTTTTTTATATGGAAAGAAAAAATCACGATATTGAAGTTCTCAGAACTCTCGCCATCGTTTTCGTAATTCTTGCGCATATACCAGGGATACTTGCACCTGATTCTTTTTATTTCAAGATAATAAGCATTAGTAAATTTGGTAGTGGTGTTGATTTGTTTTTTTGTGTTTCTGGATTCATAATTACCAAAAGCCTTTTAGATAAAAACTTTCATTTAATGAGCAAAGTTGACTTTATGTCATCTGCAAAGGAGTTCTATTTAAAACGGATTAGGAGACTTATGCCAGCGGCACTGTTTTGGATAGCCATCTCAGTAACCCTATCTATTTTACTCCAGAAATATAATGCATTTATTTCTCCAGTTGAAATGATTAAATCCGCATTCTTCTCAGTTACTCAAACACAAAATATTTACTTTCCTATTTGCAGGCAAGAGGGCACCTGCGGAAATTTAGGCATTTACTGGAGCCTTTCCCTTGAAAATCAGTTTTATATTTTACTACCACTACTGCTTTTCACGATGAATAATAAGAAACTATTCTTTTTTATGATTATGGTTTTTTTGCTGCAGTTTTTCATACCTAGAACAATAAACAGCGAAACCCCAGTAGCTTGGCCCATTAGAACGGATGCTATAGCGCTTGGAGTGATTATTGCCATAATGAGTAAGAAGCGATTCTTTCAACAATTTAGAAATGCAATGCCTAACTCAGCATTGCTATCAATTGCCGTGCTTTTCTCAATGTCATTCCTGCTGGCCTTCTTCACAAACCCCAACCCTGTAGTGTTTTTCCAGACTGGATTAACTGCTATTATATCTGGCATTTTGGTTTTAATAGCAAGCTTAGATATCAATTTCTTCTCAAGAAATAGGGTTATTAAATCACTATGTGATTATATTGGCTCTAGGTCATATTCAATTTATCTAACACATTTCATCGTTCTTATAATTGTTGGTCGCTTTTTTCTTAATGGCGCAACAACGAACTCGTGGCCACAAGCCATAATTCATGTAGTGACGTTCATTTCCGGAAGTTTAATATTGTCAGAATTTAGCTATAAATTCATTGAAAACAAATTTCGGTATAATTTGAAAACAGCAAAATCTGCTTAATCTAATAATTAAAACGTGCAACAACTCATGTTGCACGTTTGCATGATATTCATCTTATAAAGGAAGTTGGGGCCAAGCTATTTCCGAGCTCGTATTTGCATCTATTGCATTCAATGAATCAATATAATCAATCCATGAGTTTAGCTCAAAAGCCTCATTATCATCGAGCTTCCTACCTAAAAGTAGCTTAGTCTGTGATGTTGATATTTTTTGTGTGGCGTTAGATAGCAGGTACGATTTGTAAAACAGGTTATTTGCAATAGATTCATCTTTCTGCAAAGATTTTTCTTTGTTAGTTAATCTAGGGGGGGAGAACTTATTGCCATCAAACAACCAGCCTGGCGAGGGGTAACCTTCGGGGCTATCAGTTATCAAATTAAAAGTTACACCCTCATCAAATGTCATTGGCGATTCTTCTGGCCCATCCCACACAATACAACTTATAACCACCCCATCTTGAATTAAAGCGTATTGACCTGGCATTATGCATACTCCCAAATAATAATTAACCCCTGACTTCCGTTACCTCCAGCTCGAGCCGCGCCGGAAGCGCCACTATTTGCACCACCTCCACCACAACCATAACCACTCGCTGAAAATCCATCTCCAGATGAAGCTCTAGCCACGCCACCACTGCCTGGATATATTTTACTTGAACCTCCAAACCCTCCTAAGGCAACCGTGGATGTATAAACAATACCGCTGTTTCCAAACGATCCTGTAGCATTGATATCACCACCAGAAGCGCCGCCTCCATCGGTGCCTGCCGCGACAACTGAGGTAGAGGTCGCACCTAGTATTCCCCCACGGCCACCTCCTGCATTGACTGTTAAAAACGTTGTTGCTGAACCATTGGTTCCACTTGCTCCAGTAACAGCGACCCCGCCACTACCAATGCTATAAGATGCACCTGAGAATCCAGAGTTTAATGTAGCCATAACGTACCCTCCGGAGGATCCGCCGCTTCCAGATGCTTGCTGACCTGAAGTAGTTGAAGCACTTCCACCTCCAGCTCCACCTCCGCCAACGGCTTCTACAATAATTGAATTAGTGCCTGCAGTTGGCGTATAGGTGCCGGAGCTCGTCAGTATTTGTCTGTTTATTAATCGCCCGGTCGCCTGGCCTAATTGCATTGCGTGATTAGATTTTGTGGCAGGAGCAACAGGTAATGCGCCGCCGCTATTTCCACACAATACCCAAGCAGTAAGCGTGCTATTCCATTCCACTTCAATCAGGCCATTCGCGATAATTTCACCGCCCTGCAGCGCTTGATGTGCGTGAGAGTAAAGTGGATATGCTGAACCGCCGTTTGCCGCAAATGTACACGACCCGGTATTAGCAACCTTAGCCTTGAAAGTGAAACGCATCCCATCAGTCAGAGTTGGGATAGCTGGCAAAAACTGAGCCACATATGCGTTTGCCGCACCGGTATCAGCCGCATAGGTCATGGTGCTCTGCTGAATCGCAGCCACCAAGCCCGCTACAGGCAAGAACGGAGCGTTTGCCGCCGCTGTAATATTCGCAGCTGTTACAGTTGTTGCGCCTTGGGCAACAGTAATGACCCATGCTGCTGTGTATCCGGTGTCGACTGATGGTGTGGTCTGCGTGCCGGTAGTAGCTGCAACACCCGCTTTAAGCGCCACCGTACATGCGCCGGATCGAACAGTGTTTTGCGCTGTACCGGAGTTGTTAGGGCCACTGTACGCCACTGACGGGTTTGCCGCGTTGTAATAAGGCAGTACGGTAGCGCCGGAATCAGTATCAGAGTAAGTGACCTGAATTAGGTAGTTGATGCTCTGCCCGGCAGTGGTAGGTGCGGTAAGTGTGAATGCTGTAGATGACATCACGATGCCCTGTTTCAGGATCGTGTTTGTAGTGTCGGCAGCCAGCGAAGAATATGCGCTATTATCAACGTTCTGCACGCTGTAGATTTCGCCGCGTGCAACGTTAACCACCATTGATGCCGGACTTGTTGGCGTGCAAGTCAGTCCGCGCAGGTAGGTTGTTGAGCCCATCATTGCAGCAGCCAGCTTTGACAAGCCAATCATGGCGTACTTGTTGGTGTTCAACAGGTCAGTTTCGAGCGGAATAGAGCCCGGATAAACGATTTGACGATCCATTTATATTTCCCAATTAAAAAGGCCACCCTGTTGAGGTGGCCTTGAGAGGACAGTGAATTGATGTGTGTTTACTGCAATCGAACCCAGACGATAGTGCCTTCCATTTTCACTGCGGCTATGGCTTCGTAGACCTGTGCATCAGTAATACTTCCGGTAATCATGCTCTGTGATGCGTATTCGCCACGTGATGGCGTGCTGTATCCGCTTGGCGTTGTTGAATAACCAGCAATGTAGGGAATTCCTGAGCCAGTTGGCCGATATGCTGTGACGAATGCCTGATACGGCAGCATTAATGAACCGTACCCGCCTGCAACGCCGTAGCCAATCATTGGCCCACCATAAGAGCCGGTATCCATCGGCCTCTGTGGTTCGAATATGTACGGCGTCTTTCCCGTCATATCCTCCAGGATATCGATAATCGCCTGCCGGGTACCGCGCTCTCTGAACAGGTTTATCTTCATCTGATTCCTGAACAGGTCGTCCGACTGCCCAGCCGACCGTTGCATGTTATTACCGAAGTAATCATATGCCGCCAAGTCGAGCCATCCATCCGTTGCAGTGCTGATTCTGGTCTGTAGTTTTGCGTAAACATAAAGCGAATAGCACCACGCCAGCGCCTGAGAGCAGGCAGTTAGCACACCATCCATATACGGGCTGGTTGAGTCGAACCAAGTTGGCGGCAGCAGCGCCTTAAGCCGATTAAAAATATCGTTTTGATCGCCTGTCGCCATTTAACTCACCGAGATTGTGCCGGCGCGTATGACCTGCTTGCCTGAAGCCGCAAGGTCAGATGTGCTGCCGTTGAGGGTTACAGAAGAGACGTTAGTCACCAGTGAACTAGCGCCGTAAGCGATGTTGGACAGCTTCGAGTAAGGCAGTAACTGCCCGAGCGACAAGCTGGCGATGTATTCCTGAATCGCCGCCTGAACCATTGCCACAATCGTCGTGTGATCGCCTGAGGAATCAGTAGTAATGACCATCACGACATTCGCCGTCACCACCGTAGGCGGGAAGACGCCGAAGGTGATTGTGAAGCCCCTAACCGCATCAATCGCTGCATAGGCCTGGCTGATAAACGTGCTCGACGGGGTGCCACTTCCGTCATCAACCACAGCATAGAAATAGCCCGGCTGAGCGGTGCCGTTATAGGCGTAATTCTCGGTCAGCGTATAGGTGACACCGTTTTGCATGCTGCTCAGTGCGTAACCAATAGCGGCTTTAGTCGCTTTTGACAGTGACGCGATCCAGAGCACGAACCGTGCCCGGAAGTCATCATCGGACTCGGCATCCTCACCGTTAAAAAACGTGGTGCTGTTAGTCACCGTGTCGACATACTGGATTGAGCCGGAGATAACCGTGATGTTGCCTGCCTGCGCGTTTCCTGCCGCACCGGCGGTATCTGCCTGTACAGGTACTGACAGAGAACTCACCCCGGCAGCAATCACGTATCCGGACTGCGTTGAGTCATAAGCAGAATTGGTCGTATCAGCGATGACCGAATAAGCCTGCGTACCGTCTGTGGTGGTCACGCCTGAACCGACCGGAATCAGCGCCTGATTGGTTGCTGTAAACCGACTGTAAGTCACCTGCCCGGTAGCCTGCACCGCTGAAAGTCGGGTGAAGCTGAAATCTGCCATCCAGCTATCAAGGTCTTCTCCTGAACACGTTGCCGCACGCGTCGTTACCAGCAGATTCACTATAAGCTGCTGCAGCCAGGTTGCTACGCCAGCATTGGACTCGGCAATAGCAAGGAGAATACTGCCAATCGCCAAATCAACCAGCCCCGCGGCCTTTGCCTGCATAGCCGTGACCTGGTCACTTACCAGTGTGGCGAATGATTTGATATTGAGTGATGCCACGGTTACCTCGTTACGTCGAAGCTGAGAGTTTCTGGTGTGTTGGAAGTGGAATCGGTGTAGCTGATCGTCACGCTTACCCCGCCATCAACCAGCGAAATGGATACTGATGGGGCCGGGTCACTCGCCACGGCGTCTTCAAGTTGCATCTGACCGGAGATAAGCGCTTTCCACTCGTTAAGATTGACGTTCTGTCCGACTTTCTTGCCGAGGCCGGCGCCATAATCAGGATGGAAAACGTAATCGCCGGGATTAGTCATCAGGCGGCGCAGGATTCGCTGCTTTCCCCTCTCCGTGCCGGTAACCGGGCGCAGGTCGCCCGCTGGCGAGGTGCTGAGTTCACCGCCAACATAGTGATAGATGTCGTACATGAGTCACCGCTATGTGAATTGTTGGTTTGGCTTGCTGGTTGTGCCGCCGCCATCGCCGTTTTCTGGATGGGTGTGCCCGTTGTAGGTGGTTCTGACCTTCTGCACGGTGCCATATGTACCGTTGTTGTCGCTGATGTCTTTCACGACGACGAGGTTGTTGTCCATCGTCACGTCACCACCGGTAAAGTGGTGCGCCGGGGCGTTATACATGATTTTGGTTGCCGAACTCAGGAGAACCTCACCGCTATTGAGAAACTTCAGCAGCGATCCGCTTTTGTGGATGAGCCAGAATTCACCAGACGGCGGGCCGGGGCTACGGTCAACATCGTTAAAGAATTGCCCTACAGCCATGCCAGCACCCATGAGGCCTGAATCGAATTCCACCTCAACAACAGCGCCTATCATCGGGCCCGCCGCCAGTCCCCACCCACTGCCCACCCACGGAGAGCTCAGTGGTATCCACCCTGTTTCCTCGCCTGTCGGCTGTAGCTGAACCTTTACCGCGTAATTATCCGGGTCGTAGGCGCTGATAATCCCCTGGCGTGTACCGCTGTCACCCGCTGTCGTTTGCTGAGCATTGGCAGCCATCGCATTCAGTAATGCTCTCACTGCGTCACCTCCAGCGCCGGGCTGTGATTTTTCCCGGTCATGCTCATCGTGTACCCATTTTCCCAACTCAGTGACCGACGCACACTGTCACACCAGTAACGCTGGTCGAAAGGGCTTTGCGTCCCTTCAACACGCACCAGCGTCTGCGGCGTAAGAAGATTGTCACCAGCCGTAGAACCACTGAATTTCATCTCATGTTGCACAACCTGCTGATAGATGGTCTGGGCAAGGTCGTTAGCGGCTTCTGGGGAAAGGCCGTTCCTGATAACCCGGTAAACCTGCGTTTTGGAGGTGGAATTCCCCGGCTTAGTGCCTTTGGCGAACTTAGGATATGAAGCCACGAACTGCTTGTTCTTACGCTTCGCATTCCAGCTGAGAACCTCGACAGTGACGCCCTTCGATATCGTCAGTGCACGGGAAAAAGACAGGTCATCTGACATGTTGCATTGCGGGTACGCCAGCGTGCCTGGTGGCTGCCAGCGGATGACGTAGTTGTCAGCCTTCGCCGGGTCTTTGATTGGCTCAAAGTGCAGGTTTTCACCATCGACATACACCGAGTAGTTCTCGATGGCTGCCAGTGTGGTAATCAAATCCCACTCGGTCTGTTCGCCCGTCAGATGAGCGGAGTCAATCTGGTAAAACTCACCGAATCTCTGCGTTGTTGCCGTGACAACCGGCGTCAGTCCGTGCCTCTGCGCCAGCATCGTCGCTATCTGCGAACTGGTGTAATTTTTGAAGCTTTCCCCGGCAGATTTGGCATCAATCATCAGCGCAGTAAAGTCGCGACCATCAGCTGTAACTTCAAACCGCGCCGGGTCGTAATGCCAGTTGTCGATATTCCCGATAATGAGCTTCTTCTCATCGGTGCCGGACTGAGTGATGATCGAGACAGATAATTCAACCTTGATAGTGGTCTGCGTTGCCCACCAGTTCAGCATCTGCATATCGGCCGGCATTGCAGAAGGTGCCAGAACCAGGTCAAAGGTCGAAGCGCCACGAAAACCAACATCCTCAACGCTGAACGAGACGAAAGGAACTTCAGTGCCATTTAAACGACAGCGCCCGCTGATTTGGCGGGCACTGGATTGCACAATTGCGTTGTTTACATCCATGGCTAACTCGTTGGGTTGGATGGAATGGTCAGCGTGTTAATGCCGCTCAGTTGCGGGTCTGTCAGGTCGTTAGCAGACGCGATGCTGCTCCAGAGAGACGCATCACCGTACTGGTCAGAAGCCACCTGGTAGAGATTGCCGCCCGACTGTGTGACCGTCCGCACCCCGTCAGCCGTCTGGCCTGAGTTCACGTTCTTGTTCAGCCGACCAAGTACGTTTTGCAGGCTGTACAGCGCCGGGATGCGTGTTGTCTGGTCAGCCTGACTTAGCAGGTTGCTCACCGTTTTCGATATCGGGTTGCCGGGAACCAGTCCACCAAGCGTAGTAATGTCGCTGGCGGCTGATTCAAGCTGCGATAGCTGCTGCTGAACTATGGTCTGTGCAGCGATAATCGGTCTCACAACTGCCTGAACCTGCTCAACGGTCGCGTGGGCAAAGTCCGTCACCTGCTTTACTGCGCTCTGAACGGTCGTTACTGCATCCGTCACAGATTGCACGTCGATGATGTCGGATAACCCCAGCGCCTGCCCGATGTCGCTGTCCAGTAAGCCCTGCAGCGCACCGGTAAGCGCATCCACTTTCAGTGGTGAGTCGTTTCTCGCGACAATCCCCACCTCAATGGTGTACGGCCTGCGATAGATGAACTCGTATACCGGCGTGAAATTGGTGATGACTACGGTGTAGCTGTAATCGTCCAGAGTCAGGGTAAGTTGCTCCCCAGCATCACGCATCCGCTCCAGTTTCTTGACGCGATCGCCAGATTCAGAACCGGTAATCACGCCTGACCACGTCAGCGGGTCATATTCGACGCCCAGCACGTCTATAACGCGCTTTCCGCCAATCATCTGGTGAAGCACTGTCTTTTGACGACCGGGCAGCGCAAGGCGCTCAGGAACTTCGAAATCAAGGAACTCGAAATCCCCAAGCACAAGGCGTGTGACGGTCGGATCTAACCCCTGCGCGAAGTTATTCAGGGCGCTTGTAAACGACATAGAAGTTTCCTGTGCAATTACTGATCAAACATCAGGATTACCAAAAAAGTGAAGAAGGAATAAGTTGGGCGTTCGGAATATTCTTAAGGAAGAAAATATGCTGCACACAGTTCATTTTTTAACAGATGTAAGCACGCCATCAGTACGCCATTTAATGGATGTTTGCATGGGCGCCATTAGCAATCCGGAAAAACCGGCCACTGAGTTAAGGATCTTCATTTCAAGTAGAGGTGGCGATACTGTTTCAGGGTTTACCGCATACAACTTTCTGAAATCACTGCCAGTAAAAGTTACTACTCATAATCTGAGCAACGTAGAGTCGATTGCTAATGTCATGTTCATGGCTGGCGAGGAGCGTACTGCTAACAAACTATCCCGCTTCCTGCTCCACCCCCTAATGTGGGGGTTTGGCACACCTCAAGCTGATCATCTAAGAATCAGAGAGTGGACCTCTTGCCTTGATGATGATCTGGATCGCTTCGTTAAGATTCTTGACCTCGAGACGCAGGGACTCAATCTCCCGGAGCAACCTGCATGGCGTGACCTGATTACCTCCTCCACCATTGCCGACGCCGACAGAGCCGCCGAGTTGGGGCTGGTTCACAGGGTGGAGGATGCAAGGATTCCAGTGGAGTCCATTCGGTGGTGGGTAACAAGCTGACATAGATATTCTCCAATAAAAAACCCGCCAACCGGCGGGTTATTGAGTTGATGCTTTGCTTACCTGCCCCGGATAGACCATCAGCATGGATGAGTCAAAGGCGCTGGTAGATGATGGGGCTTTGGTGGCTTGCTTACTCATGCCGCTGACCACTGTGGCCACAAGAACCTGACGACCTTCATGCGTCATCATCAGATTAACTGGCTGATTGGCTGCACTACCAGAGACAGGCGGAATTGCAGGATATTTACCGGTTTTGCGATAATGCTGCTCATTCGCCCGCTGATTGTCGAAGTCAGCCTGTGTTGGCGTCCACGGTTTGTATTTCACTCCATGGTCAGAAGAGTTCATCTCTCCCCACCGGGCTTTTTCGGCGTTTTCCTGAGTCTGTGAAGCAGTGCTTGTTGGATAAAGAGCTGCGGAGATCACAGCAGTAATCAACGCAGGAAGGCCACCAAGCGCTGCGGAGAGACCAGTTAGACCAGTGGTAGCTGTTCTGCCAACAAGCAAATCAATACCCCAACTTGCCATTTTCAGCGGCGATACCAAAGCGCCGGCAGCGTGTTTAATCAACCAGAAACCTCCACTCACCGCTGCCAATCCAGTGACCGCCAGAGCTGCCTGACCGACAAACTTCGCCAGTTCTGGGTTTTTATGAGCTATTTCGGTCATGCGCTGCATGGTGTTGGTGAGACCTTCTAACCCTTTGGTGAACGTATCCAGCAAACCACCGTCTTTACCCATCACCAGTTGCAGGTTTTCCCACTTTTTCTCAAAGTCGATTTTCTTGCCGTTGTAGGTGCCACCTACCGCGCCATAAGCTGAATCAAGGCCGCGCGCCTGCTCATAAGACTCAACTGAGTGATGGATGGTTGCTAGCTGCTTGTCGACCAGGTTAAACATTTTGCCGCCGGTTCTCCCAAAAATAAGGGCGTTCTGGCGCTGGATTTGGTCTTCCGAATAGTTGTTCTTCCGGTAGATTGGAAGAATCATTTTCTCGTAATATTCGATTGGTGATTGGCTAAACAACTCAGAATTTATAAGTGGGTTTCCGTTGAACCGTTTGATGCCGCCCATCTTATTCAATTCAATCTTGCTCGGATCCCATACCCCCATTTTCATCAGGTCATGCGTAACCTGATTAGGCAGCTTCACGATGCCATTGAGGCGGTTATACGACGTCATTAGCGCATCACCAGCAGAGCTACCTTTCAGCTCACCGATGATTGGCTCTAGCTCAGCAAACAGCGCTTTGTTACTCAGGTTAAACGCTGACGTACCTGCTTTAGCCATGAACTGCCGGTATTGTGTGAAATCGACGTTACCACCGGAGGATTGGATAGCTTTGAATCCTGAATCCATCAGCTCATTAAAGCGCTGCGGACTTTTCAAGCCACCTGCTGTTTCGACGAATCGCAGCATGTCCATTTGCTTGGCTGTTGTTATTTCTTTTGAGTGCTCATCAAGCCCTTGAGATGCAAAATTAATTCGCGCAAGAACAGGTGCGGCCAGTTTTGCCGCTCGTAATTGCTCTACCAGCGTTTTGGCTCCCGACTCACGGAAAACACCCTGAGCCTCCGTGAAATACTTCAGCATGTCAGTAGTTGATGTGCCGAGGATTTTGGTTGTTTGCGCGAAATTTTCAGCATCTTTACGGGCCGCTTCGCCCATCCCATACTGATTGAACTTCTCTGTCATGGTTTGATATTTGGCGGCTTCATCTACGAAACCATCAAGCATCTTGAAACCTAGATAACCAGTGGCAAGGTTCGTCATTCCGTTTGAATGCGCGCCATATCCGCCATTTCGCCAGGCGTTACCACCTCCTGAACCAGCACCACCTCCACCCCAACCACCTGGCGGCACACCATTGTTCCATCCGCGCCAACCAGAAGATGATCCTGACGGCGGAGGTAATGCCATTAACCCGCTAGCGTTTCGATAACCACCACCGCCTCCACCACCTCCATTTGCAAGCATCGCTCCGGCTGCTAATGCAGGAAGCGCCATTGATGGCCCATAGCCGCCACCGATTGCTGGAATATTACGAGTAGCGGTGCTTGCGCGCTGAGCGTGATCTGCTGCTGCTCGCATGGCGCTGGCATATTGATTGGCGCCACTAATCGCTCCAGAAAATTTGTTACTTAATGCAGAGTTTAGTGAGCGAATTGCGGATGTAGCCTCTTTAGCTGCGCTCGTCACTGCCTTGATGTTCCGCGCCATCTCAACGAACTTTTTGTTCAACTGAACAGCGTCACGACTCACCTGCATCATGTTTCGCGTAATCTGGTCATCAAGCGCGAGGCGCACGGCTACGCGGTAAGCCTGAACATCCATAGAAACCTCGTTTTACGGGCATAAAAAACCCAGCCTGAGCTGGGTTCAATGATTGTTCTTTCTCTACTTATTCGGGACACACTCACCGAAGACATACCCCTCGTTTTCGTTTCGAAGGACATAAGAGTTTTTGAGCTTCACAAAGAATAAATCTTTTTGCTTCGCTGCTAGTACTGTCTCGCCATCTTCAGACTTAACCGGCTTAAGCTCTGGGCTAGTGATTCTGTTTTTGCCATCAGTCGAGAAAGTGAAGGTGTTGCCGGTATCAAGCACAGCCGCATCACGGCTGAGGATTTCGACTGATGGGGCAGAGTCGCCATGGTCGAGGTTATGGGTCAGGCTGCATTTGAACATTTGAGCCGCCGACACTGGAATAGTAAACACGACCAAAGTCGCTAATATCAGGCTTTTCATTCATTTCCCTTCGTCATGTAGTGGAATAAATCCGAAAGGGAAACTGATGCAAAAGAAAGCAAGAAACCCGCAGTTATGCGGGCTAAGAGCGTTTGCGCGATTCAGTAATGAAGGTGACGATCTGGGAGCTTAAGCTCTCGCGAACTTTTAAAGTTGTCTGGTCCCTGATTTTCGAAATAGCTTCTTTTTGTTGAGCACTCAAACCAGACCACTGCGCTTTATCTGGACCAATTGAATCATGGTACTCAGATAGTTCCGCTCTACATTTTTCAGAAGCTTCATCTGCGATGCTGCCGGCTGATTTGGTGGTTTTGACTTGGCTTTCAGCATATGTGGTAACGCAGCGGCTGAGTTTGTCAGCGGCACCCTCTAAGTTAGCGTGTGCCACAAAGCACGTCATTAAGCCAACAGTGGATATAACTAATTTCACATCCCTTCCCCCAAAAGCATGTAGTGGGATAAATCCTAGCATGGAGTGGACGAAAATTGGTGAAAGCGGGTTAATAGATTGGGTGGGATATCAAAAATAACCAATTGATATGGTTAGATTATGGTTAGATGGTTACTGATAGCGATCCATCGCTACGAGTATAGATGCTTTATGCCTACGAGCCATTGTTTGTGATGCGCTTACAGCTCGGTAAACTTCCCGCATACAGTACTCTGCAATTTCACCCCTAAGCGTCTCTCGATAGTCTTGTGTGATTTGCTCTTTAACAACTTCAAGATTGAATGCTTGATGGGCTTCAATGCAATTAATGAAAGAGTCCCACTCAAGAAAATTATGGTCAGCTTGCGCAACATCCACCTGCGACTGTAGCAAATGCGGCCTAGCTTGAATAAACTCGCTAATTTCCGAATTTATCAGCAAAACTAAGAGAGGATCGCAACAGCAAACTAGAAGATATTTATTTTTAGGCGGAGTGGTGAAATCGCAATGGAGATATAACACATCACTAACCTTGAGCTCTCGGTTAGCAGCAAATGCGTTTTCAAATCCTTTTGGAAACATATCTCCTAAACTAGACATATCAGAATCCGTTTGTTAAATGCTTGAGAAGTTTATCACTATCAGAGCATTTGGAGACTAACGTTTCTAAAGCTATGTCATCGTTTTCACTTGACGATGACCAAATATCATCATGGCTAATTTCGCGGATTTGCCAGAAAGTCATCTCTCCATACCTTTGGATAGATTCATCAATACAGCTTAAATCTGAATCACTGAAAACCCCATCGTCGTACTCGCGCAAAGGCTGCACTTTGTAAGATTCTGGTTTATCAAAGACTTTCAGCGCTGATAAAATGTCCGCCACATCGATGCCATTAGGTACGTACTTCCCCTTACCTTGGGCAATCTTAATGATGTCATATCCATTTTCAGCGACGGGACCATCCTTCATAGCTTTGTAATTATCGCCAGTAATAAGGCGACCAAATCGGTCTAAGTGAAGACGATCAGCAAAATATAGGATTTTTCCAACGTGATAAATGTCTGGAATCGGAGCTTTAGAAGCTACATACAGAATGGCCTCTAAAGCCTTTTCTGAATCGAAGCGAGTCTTAAGCATCGCAAGTTCCTTAATCAGGCTAAGTACTAAATTTTGTCCTTCACGATTTTAATAGTATTGATCTTATTTGAGCAATCTCAAAAACAGCAAGATCGGAGCAAGTTCCGTGACACTTACAAAGTTGATTTCGCGATTTCGCCGATTTTCGCAACCATTTACCAATATGGTAATTGACGATGGCGTCAAGTTCGGCCTAAAAACCTGAACGCATGTACATTACTACTGGGGAAAAAATAGCATTATTTGCTAAATCGAAGAGATTTTTATGGGTGTTTTTCACCGTATGCAGGGGGTATGCTCCGCGACTTTTTTACCCCTTCGCCAGCCGCCTCGCCTTCCTCGCCAGATAGTCATCAGTAAGCTTTGAATCCTTTGGTGATAGCCAATCCGATCGCATTCATCAGCGGGTCAATTTTTCGAACATACGCAGGACCAATGAAAGGTCGTGGCGGAATGCGATCGGTGCCCATCTCCTGCCACAGCCCTATCTCACTTTTGGAGCCGACAATTCCGGCAAGACCAACGACTTCACTTTCTATTGAGTTTTTCAGTTCACCAGAACGCTCAAGCGGGTCATCTTCTGTGTAACCAGTGCGAACACGGTCAGCTTTAGTGGATTCTGCCAGCGGCGCCCATGCTTCAAATGGGCCGACTGCTGGCTGATACACGCCAATCTCTTCTTTCGCTGTTTCCTCAATCTCTTTTACGATGATGTGGAAACCAATCTCGATTTCTGCGGCAATTTTAGCGGAGGCGAACGACATTTCCCGCGCGAACATATCAAGATCCATCAGTTAGCCTCCTCCCATTTCTTGGTGTTCCAGTTGTATCTGCCACCCTCGAACTCGCGCATGACAACCCCCATGGCTATGCGTTCATGGGGCATCAGTTTAATCAGTTCGGGGAAAATAACGCTGAAAGGAACCCCGGATTTCATCAGCCAGCACTGGTTAACGAATTCGGGGTTCTGCGCTAGTTTTTTGCGGCGGCTTCCGTTGCGTCATCTTCCTCATTGGATTTCTCACGCAGCCAGGATGAAGCAGCTTTCAGGCCGTGTTTACCAAGAATGGCGAGCATGGTTTCAACCTGCTTAGGATTCTGCGGTACCGGATAATCATCACCATCGATTTCCGCAACGGCGGCGACCGGGAACGCATACAGGTTCATGTACATCACGTTCATCGCCATTTCCGGGCCAACAGCAACCGTCAGACGTGATTCCTGCACAGGGTCGAGTTCGCGCATGGTGATCAGTCGACCTTTAGCATCCTTCACCTGGTTAGATTTAACTTCTGCTACCGCTGCTGCCGGCTGTTCGTTTTCGTGCACTGTTACCTTTGCCATTATTTATCCTTAGTTAACTTTTTTGCGGCGATTTGCTGTGAATGAGAGCGTCTGGTTCACGGTTTTCTCGCCCTGCTTGTTACCGGCATCGGTCAGGTGGAATGAAACGCCTTCATAGCGATAAACGCTTATGGTGCCATTTGATTCAGTGATGCTTTCGGTGATGGTGCCGCGCTGCTGATCGATGCCGTTGAAGTAGTTCTCTTCCCATTGCGCCCAGAAGTCATCCAGCGTGCCATCCATGCGTTCGGCGGTGATGGTGCCATTCCAGCCTGTCGGGATTTGCAGCTCGTCACTCACGCCGTTCAGCGGTGTGATTTTCTGATTGGAGACCTGCGGCTTAGCGTCGAAGGTCATGATTTTTGGGATGCGAAGTTTGCCAGTTGGCGTGGTGATATCGACAGCGACATCGCGGCCTACTGTGTAGCCAAGTTGCGGCATGGTCTTTCTCCAAAAGAAAGCCCCGCATTACGCGAGGCCAGAAGGTTAGCTTGATGGGTTGTTCGATACCGCAATGGAAACGCTGCCGCCGCCTTCCAGATTCACCAGGAAGTACCGCACCACGTTCAGATATTTTACCTGTACGTCTGCCTGCATGTAGCCAAGCGCGACACGTGAATCCGGGTTGTTGGTTGCATCCAGTTTGACGGAGAACGCAGGACCACCATTCGGATCGCCAATCATCCCCTGGTCTTCCAGATTCGACAGGAACGCTTCGATGGTGCTCTTTGTTTCGCGGCGAAGTTCGGTTGTCTGGTTTTGGCCTACAACATCACCAAAGCTTGCCGCAATTGTCAGCGACAGGTAATTGGTCATGCGGGTGTAGGTGTCATCATTCTGGCTCTGGACCGAACTAGTGTTGCGGCCAGAGCGCATGCCGAAGTAATTGCCGCCGGGGCACGGGTTTGTGATGACGTCCAGACGGGCTGAGTTGATTGCGCCGATTTCCGCAATTGAGTACGGCTGATTTGCCAACTGACGCTGAGTCGCAATGACTGTGCTGATACGTTTATTCAGCGTGGAAATATGCGGTGAACGGGAAGCGATATTAGCCGCTTCAAAGGTCGCTGGCGCAATCATGCGATTGACGCCATTCACGGTGTCTTTCCAGTAAGGCCAGTCGCCCACCATCGCTTTAAAGTGCCAATCATCAACGCCAGAAGTGTTGAGCAACGTGCTCAACGCTGAATAAGTCGTGCCTGCACTTCCCTGGCTGATTGCAAACGAACCTTCTGCGCTGGCGAACGTCGCCATTGTCGCCCATGAGGTTGTGTCCGTAAGGTCAACCAGGTTGATAACCTGCGAGTTGGTGCCGCGCAGCGCATACATACCCTTGCGGGTCGTGCTGGTGCCATCGGTGCCGAGCAAGGTGGTGTCCGTGATTGTCGCTACACCATCGGTGCCGCCAGTCATCGTGTATGTTGAAGCAACGTTTGGCAGCGCGGTACCGGTGCCGATAGTTGCGATCGCCAACTGGCTCGCACTTCGACCACTCGTTTGACCGTTGTTGACAGCATTCACCATGTTCTGCCAAAGCGCAGCGCCAGTACCGGTGATGTTATCGAATACTTCTGCGCTCTGGCCCGGCAGGTTAATCGTCAGCTTGAACGAGTTAACCGCGGTGCCAGCGGTGATCGCCGCCTGAATGCTGTTACCACGCGTGCCGGTGTAAATAGCCGTCAGCGTCATGCCTGTTGCTGGCGTAGACGCCACATCTTTAAGTGGGATGCTTGCAGCAATGTCGGTGCCATCGGTGACGCGCACACAGTTCAGGTTTGTGGCACCCAACTGAAGCGAAATAGACACCGCTGTAGACAGGTCATATTTGCGTACCTGGGGCGAACCGAGGTAAAGCGCCTGGTCAGTATCGGAGCCAATCAGGAATGCGCTGTTTACCGGCCCCCAACTGCCAATGCCGACAATACCAAGGCCGTCAGTCGCAACGCCATTGATGTATCGCGTTTTCGGCGCAACCACCTGCACATACAAGTCAGGTGCTGTCAGCGCCGTAGTGTTCAAACTGCCAGATTGGTAAATCGGCATTTTCTTCTCCAAATAAAAAACCCGCGAATTGGCGGGCTATGGTGTTACTGAGGGAGACTTACGCGGCGCGTTTGATCACATAAATCGCCTGCTCACCTTCAAGGATTTCCTTGATGATGACGGCGTCTGTGATTTCTTCGCCTACCTGGTAATCACCGAAGGCGTGACGCACAACGAGGAAGTAGCCGGGTGATATTGTTTTTGCGGCAGAAGTGTTCGCCGCTGGCGGCAATGCCTGCGCGCTGTCGTTATTGGCCATGAGTTACTCCAAGAAGGTTTTAATCGGGTTGCCAGAGGTATCTGTCACATTCATAACCGTAGCGACAACCTGCGGCGCAGAGGTGGATTGCGTGGTGGCGTAGTTGACCGTATAAATCAGGTCACGCCGGTATACCAGGTAATTTTCACTGGCGTCAGAGTCGAACTGCCGGGTGTAGAGCATCATGGATGGTGCGCCGTCACCCAGCGAAATATTGCTGGACTCTGAAAGCATTCCATCAACAGCAGAGGCGATGAGCACGCGCATAGCTGGCGTTGGGGCCCAGATAGTTATCTGGAAATCTTTTGCCTGCCTGCGCAGCTCGCGCATAGCGGTCCCCACACCACCGGTGCGGGCAGTCACTGAATGCGCAGATGCCAGCATGATTACTGCATCACTACTCACAGCGCCGGGAATCTGAATCGCCATAGCAGTCGCTACAGATGAAAGCGTGTCACCAGTTTGCACCGGATAGTGGTACCCAACGCCGTCAATGAGGAAATAAACGTTAGTTGGCACGGAAGCGGCACCAGACAACGTGATATTCAGCCCATCGACGTTGGCAATCATCGGCGGCTCGCCCTTCTCTACCACACGATATGGCCTGCCGAGTTCGCTGCTGATTTTTCTCTCTGCCGGCAATGCCCAAATCGAAATGTGAGCGCCATCGGCATTGATATCTTCTTGCAGGATGTTCGGCACAGGCCAGCCAGGGTAAATCTTGATGGTTGAGCCAGAAATGCTGGGCTCTGATGTGCCGTTTGGGTAAACCGTGGAGGCGATCATCCCGGCAATCGTGTTGCTTACATCAGATGAATCAGCCATATCACACCAGTGCCTGCATTGCGGTTATGCGCCAGCCCATTTCAGTGAGTTCAGCGCTGGAAATGATGTAACGGCGGCCAATGTCGTCGGTGATGATGTCACTGGTGCGCAGAACAATGTCACCGAAGTTCGGGAACAGGATTGCATACCAGGGAGTCTTAGCATCAGCGGGCAGATTGACGGAGCTTTTCTCCCCTTTTGTACCCTGCAGGATGCTGGCAGGCCATCCAGACATGATCGCCATTTCATTTGCGGCCGTTGTGCCGCCGTAGCCCTGCACTCCGCCGCCACCGGGTACCTGTGACGTTCTCAGCACCTTGATGGTGCGATTGGTCTGCACGCAGTAGATCGGCAGCGTGGTTTGCATGGCGGCCACAAAAAAGATGCCATCCTCAGGCGACACAAGAAAATCACCCGGCACAAACTCGCGACCGTCGAATACGCCAAGCCATGTGGCCTGACCGTATTTGTTCGGTGCGCTGTAGGTGAAGTTCGTGGTGAAGGAGGTTGGCAGGGTTTGCAGGACAATCGTCTTTAGAGGGTCAAACGCACTGTCAGCACGATATTGCTGCGCCATGTAGCCAATGCGCTTTGCCGCTTTACCGTAGCCTATGTAAACCTTCTCTCTCAACTTTGCAGCATCCATTTCAGCACCTGACTATCTGCGTGGTCCCTTTACCAAGCGCAGGTCCGGGCGCGATACCAATGAAGCCGCACAACTCGCGACGCCACTGATTGAACAGCCTTGTTCGGTCGCGCACTTCGTTAGTGTTTCGCTTCCAGACCGCCGCCTGATCCGTATCGAGGTTGTCACCTGCACCAGTAATGGCTGATTCGAGCGTTTTTAACGTGGTGACATAGTTCACTACCACGGTCTCTTCCTCAGCGCTCAACGTTGAGAGGCGGTGATAAAGCGTCTGCCAGGCACCTGAGGATACCCAGCCGTAAGCCATATCGCTGGTATCCGTGGCAGGAATATCACCCTGCATCGGATAGCCCATAAATCGGCGCACATCCACAAGTTGACCGGCAGTCAGCATTATTCAGCCTCTTCCTGTTTTACCGCCCAGCTACCTGAGTAGTAATTTCTCACTTCTTCAGGATGCACCTGAGCGGTGTGCGGTGACGGGTGAACCTCCGGATCACGCACCATCGTTACAAACGCAACGGATGAGGCATTTTGCACATCAGCGCCAGCCTCGGCTTTAGTGCCGGTAGTAACTTCACTGCCATCAGTGATGACTTCAGGCGTGTTATCTTCGGTTCCGTCAGCTTTCTTAGCCATGTTTATCTCCGGATTGCAGCCGCCGGTTTCCCGGCGGGTTAAGGATTAGCCCAGCAGCAGTGCGGTGTGCTCAGGCTTGATGTTGGCGCAGCCCCAAGCGGCGGCAATTTCGTAATGCACGCGCTTGTACTGGCGGTACATCGACACTTCGAACGCCATGCCGGTACGCGGATCGGTGATGGTGATGCGGTCATCAGCCATATCGCCTTCCTGCGGCAGTGCCGGTGCGCGGGTTGCCAGCAGAATCGCTGAGCGGCTGAACGCGAAGTTGGCAGTGAAGCTGGCCGCCAGCGTAACGGTGGCACCGGTCGCCACGTTCTCACGCAGGCCCGGCGCGCCGATGGCCAAAGAACCACCTGACAGGACGCTGGTCACTACGTACTTGTAGTTGCCGATAGTGATGATATCGCCAGCCAGAATGGTGCCTGTACCGGTCTGTACCGGGATGATAGTGATGCCCACGGTCAGCGCGCCATTGGTCACATAACTTGCGCCGGTGCCCGGAGCGTGAGTAACCACGCCTGCGGATTCACGCACTTTGAAGCCGTGCAGCTCCAGCAGCGTACCCTGAGCGCGCAGCTCATCGGTGCCTGCTTCGTTCGCTTTGGTCAGTTGCGCCAGCGTACGCAGGTTTGCACCCGCCGTGGTGTCGATAACACACTGCAGTTCGCTCAGCGGTGCGCCGTTATCAGACAGGATTTTGCGGACCTGTGCGGTATCGCTCAGGTTGGTTGCAAATGGCGTGGTGCCAGCGGTACCGGCAGCGCGGGATGAATTCAGCGCCAGTTTTCCGAGGTCTGACTCCATCTCGTTGACCAGCGTACGCATTGCCTGCGCAATCTGATTGCGACGAATATTGGCGTAGCCCGGACCGTTGTTTACGCCCTTCTGCTCTTCACCCGTCCACTGGAACGGCACCATACGCGACTTCTGAATGGTGAAAGGCGTGTTGCCGATGTTCTGATCACCGGTATTTGGCGGCAGTTGACCGGGAACAACATCCTGCGCAGCAGCAGCAGGTGCAATCGGGATGCGGATTGCTTCGCCCACAGCTGCACGTTCTGCAGATGGGTCCAGCGTGACGGCGGGGATGAAACCGGTCAGTTCGCGGGAGACGATATCGCGCGCCGCGAACAGATCAGGGATAAGGCCGGTGAGGTTGTTAGCCATTCAAGTTCTTCCTGTTAATCAGTAATTGTGACACCGGCACCGATCTGGCTGCTCTGGTCCTGAGGACTGAGCGACTCAAACTGCGCGCGGCTGATAGTTTTGCCACCCGCACCGCCATTGCCACCACTGGAGCCGCCGCCTGATGCGCCGGTGCCTTTGAGGATCTGGTCTTTGTACGGGTAATGTTCGACGAGGATGCCCAGCGCTTCATCGAAACCAGCCGGTTCTCCGGGGTTGCTGGCGCTGAAAATCTTGTTGCCTGCTTTGTCGTAGGCGATGACGCTGTCACCTTCGAGTTTGAAGCTTGAGCCGAAGCGTGATTCCACCATGTCGGCCGGAATGTTCAGCTTGTCGGCAATGAACTTCGAACGTGCGAAGCTGCCCCCCACTTTTTCGGCAATCAGGCGGCCACTAAGGTCGTCGCGCTCCTTAACGATGGGCGCATACTTCTCTTCAACTGCCTTGATCGCTTCTGCGCGGACCTTGTCGACTTCACCGGCATCCACCAGTTTTTTGTCGTCGAGGTTTTTGATGACTTCCAGCGCTTTGATAGCCGCTTTCGGATCGGCAATACCTTCAAACGCTTTCAGGGATGTCTCAGCCGCTTCTGCGCGCTCGCGATGAGATTTGGCCTCACCGTTAAGGCGTGAAATTGACTGGAGGGTGCCTGGTGCGTCAAAGGCAATTTCTTTGCCGTCATCGTTCACGTAGACAGGTTTGCCATCGGATACGACCACATGGCCGTTTTCGTCGAGTTTCAGTTTCATAGCGGGTTATCCAACCTTATCGGTGAGCCATCCGGCCCGTTTCGCCGTTCCGCATCCGCAGATTTCGGCAATAAAAAAGGCCCATGCGCGAGCATGAGCCTGTGTCAGTGCGGCTGGCGATCAGCCAGTCAGTGTTGTTTTGGTTTCACCGGGACGAGATGGCTGTTTCGCAATGCGCGCCTGCTCATCAACCCAGTTCAGTTCGATGTCAATCAACCCACGGCGCTGCATCTCGTTAAACAGTGTCTCGTTGGAGATAGCGTTGGCAACATTCATATCCATGAGTAGTGTTGCTGATGCCTCGGCAAGCGTGGCAGCGCCGAAGTCGCGGAAGATGGTGATCGTGCCGCCGTCTTTCTCATTAATCCACTCTGCAGCATATTGCAGGGCCAGATTAGCCGCATCAGTCAGGTCGCCCACAATGCGCTGCAACGCGCAGGTGCCAGCCTCATTATCGGCTACAGTCTGCGCGACCGTCTGACGCCCCGGCTTTATGACGAGTAACTCAGCTCCAATCTGACGCATCAGATCTTCAAGGTCGCGCAGGTCGGTACGCCCGGCTTCAATGGCTTTGCCAGTGTGCTCAACGTATTTGAGGTCGGCGTCATCTTCATCTGAAACAATGGCGTTTGCAGCACCAACCGTAATTGGCGCATCACCAAGCTTGCGACCAAACAGGATCGGCACACGTGCAACATGCAAAATTGTCTGCTGGTCGCTGCGTGACTGCCAGTGCTCAATGTTGAGGAAAGCAAGCTGGGCCAGCGGCGGGCGGGATTGCATAAACCCGCGCTTGTCGCCGTAAACCGGAACAAAGGTGATTTTCTTCAGGCTGGTCTCGCCTTCCTGATGCAGCTGCCATTCCATAACATTTGAAGCATTGAGCTTCTGGCGATAGATGCGCCACCGGCCCGGATTCAGCACCCGAACCTGCTCAATCTCTTTCACGACGAACTCATTTTCCGGATCGCGTTCACTCACAGTCTCGACAAAGCGGAGCATGGTAAAGGTCTCGCGACCGTCGATGCGCTTTGAATCAAAATCGAGCAGGCTGTTTGCCCCAATTTTTGCAAAGTAAGGCCGCAGCCCGCGCCTTTTCTCTTCAGCTACCGAAAGGTTGCCTTCGGTTGGCGGGTGCTCAACCAGAATGCCGCAGATACCGTTAGCCATAACCTCTTCACAGATATCAGCCAGGAAAGAATGCAGGTTGGTGCCCTGCTGATCGATATCCGGAAACATCTGCTGAATGCGCTCAGGGACCTTTTTCTCATCCCACGATACAGGGCGCGAGAATGGCTTACCGCTGAGAACCTCGACGGTGCGTGAGAACGCCGGAAACATCGTGGCCGTAGCGAGGCGGTTTTTATAAAATCCCTCATCTTCATTAGGCCACTTGGGCAGGTATGTCTTGCCCGCATCACGCATGGCTGAAGTGCCGCCCAGCAGAGCGGCGATCATCGGCCAGCAACCGGCAATGGCCTCGATTTTTGTGGACCGCTTGCGAACGTCATTACTCATTGTGGTTTCCGGTTAAGCTGAGAAAGGTCTGACGGTTACGCCTTTCGGCTGGAACAATTCGGTGATTGCCCAGACCAGTGCATCAAGGCGGTCAGGTGACTTTTTGGCAGTGGCTGGCACATATTCCATGAGCTGATTTTCCAGCGTGTAGAGATTGCCGCGATGCGCCACCCGGCCCTGCTCATACAAAGCAGATATTGGCTCAGCGCGGGCATACTTCCCTTTGCTGGCGTGAACCCGGATGATGCGACCGGTATACCCTGCATTGCGCAGCGTATCCTCGGCCATATCACCGCCCTGGTTGGTTTCGATCACTATCGCTTCAGCGCGGTGCTCGTTGTAAGCCCATATGGCTTTCTTAGCCCAGCCATTTGGTGAGAACTTACCTGAGTAGTCGCCATCGACTGAGAAAAGGCGCTCATTGCCTTTTCCGTATGAGCTGGCGGCCACAATGCCGGTTTCATCGCTGTCCTCGTTGTTCACTGCCTGAGGGTCAATCGCGATAACGGTACGGGTCGCCTCTAAGGCTATCTGAAGCGCGTGAGCGCCGGATATCATCGCCTCGTTCCACAGTGCGCCTTCGGCGTTGAAGCGGCGAGGCTTCTGCATGTACTGCGCTTCAACAGTGCGGCGATGCGAGAACAGCGAAACACGATGTGATTCATTGTGCTTAAACGGCCATAGCCAGCCATCTGGCAAACCATGGTCAATCGGTATCGCGTGAGTGTTTTCCGGGTAAAGCGCGCTGTAGGAGTGGCTGTTATCGATAATCACCGGCAGATTCAGGTGATGCCACTTCTCACCGCTGCCTCCACGCAGCAGGTAGCCGCTCAGGTCGTGATAGTGGATGCGCTGCATGATCACAATCATCGGCGTTGTTTCAATCGCCAGACGTGATTTGATGGTTTCGTTGAAGCGGTTATTCACGCCATCGCGAACGGTTTCGCTGTATGCGTCATCTGGCTTGACCGGGTCATCAATAATCAATGCGCCCTGCCAGCCAGACTCCATATGTCCGGCACGAAAGCCCGTTACCTGACCAGCAGCTGATGAGGCATAAACGCCGCCGCCAAACTCGTTCCACCACATCGCCTTACTGTCGGCATCATCGCGCAATTCCATCGGCCACATGCTCTGGTAGGCCTTCGACTTAATCATGCCGCGCGCGGTTGATGAGTTAAGCAGCGCCAAATTGTGCGAGTAGGATAGGTGCATGAAGCGCGCGCGGTTGTTCAGCGTTAGTCCACGGCCCATCATGTTGATGGTTGCCAGTTCTGTTTTGGTGTAGCCCGGTGGGACGTTTACTATCAGGCGGGTTATTTCGCCGCTGATTACGCGATCGAGCGTTTGCTGAATAACTTTGTGGTGCGGCGCGACAATCATCTTGCCGCCGGTTCGCTGCTTAAAGAAGTATCGAGCGTAGTAAAGCCCATCTTCTTCACACTCTAACCGGCGTGCGTAGTTCTTTTGCTCAGCAGTCGTCATCCTCCAACATCTCCCGCCGTGCAGCTTTGTATTCATCTTTGGTCAGCGTAGCCACTTCAATCGGCCCGCCGTTCTTGCCGGTGTGCTCATGTGACGCCTGCTCTTTGAATGCCATCACGCTGATGTGCTTGCCGAGCAGCTCAAGATTTTTGACCTTATCGGGCCACTTAATTTTCTTGAGGATGTTCTCCATCGTCGTTTCATCGAAGTTGGTAACGGTGGTGAGGATGTCCAGCCCGCTTAACGTGGTGCGCCAAATCTTTGGCCATTCGTGAACCATCTTCAGGCCGCCGTCATCTTTCAGGATGTCGAGCACGTCCATCTCGTCGATTTCAACAAGGCGGCGGAGCACGTAATCGGCGTTGATCTCTACCCTTTCGTTTCGACTTGATTTAAGGTCAATTATGCGCTGCGCAATGTCTGGTTTTGTGAGGTTTTCACTACCAATCTTGCGGGCGGTGTTGTCGCTGTACCCCGCCCGAATTGCCGCTTGCGTGGCGTTCAAATCGATGAGGTACTCGCGACAGAACATTTCTTGTTTGTCGGTGAGTGCCATGGTGTTCTCTCAAGGAGTCATCAATGAATATTGATATTGTTATGGAAATTATTGGAGAGGTTTACGATGCAAAGCGAATTATTGGAATAGCTCAAACAGATAACAACTTAGCCTCAGTGTTAGCTTCTCATCTCACCTTAGAAAGGTTTCTTGAGGCTTGGATATGTGGGTCTGTCCAGCATCCAAAGCTTTTTTCTAAGCCTACTGATACAAAAAAGGAAGTTCAGTTCGGCATGGCGTTTGGGGCTAAAGCTAAGCTCTGCCAGAAACTTGGGATGCCTATCGATGCTTTTAGAGCCATAGACAAGCTCAACGACATCAGAAATGATTATGCTCATAAGTATGACCACACCGGACCTGATGCCAACCAAATTAATGCGATCGCCAGTTTATGCAAAAAGTTTGAACCAGAGTCATCATTCTCAATATTGGACAAAGAATATAAGCTATGGGTGCTACTCGACTCAGGGGAAGAAAGAACTTATGCCTTCCATAGTAAAAGCACGCCGATCGGGATCAAATATATGGCATTGGTATTTCATGTCATTAAGAACTGCCTGGCTTATATGGTAAGTAACTTGCCAATTACCCGCAGCAAGAATACGAAGAATACTGTCAAAATGACGCCCATTTCATATAGCTACAGTTCTAAGTCCGTTTCTGATCCTTCTAAATAGTCACTTAATACACTGCTCTTTGATGAACTGCTGTAATCCAGCTATTTGCTTTCCGGCAACTTCGATTCGCTCTCTGAGGGTGAAATAATCCCGCTGAGCGGTGTCAGTAAGTCGGGCGGTGGCTGCATCATCCATGCTGGAGGTGCCGGAGGTGGATTGCTTCGCGCAGGTGGCGTTGAGCTGCAGCCGGCGCCTGCCAGTAGCAACATCATCATGCAGATGATCGATAGTCGCTTTCGCATCGGCAAGCTCCTTCGTGTATTTCTCATCGAGTGCGGCCACATCGCGCTGGCGTGTCTGCATGTCGGTGATGGTTTCGTGAGCCAACTTGAGATTACTGGTTGCGGTGTCACGCTGTGCTTTATAGTCAATGGCATTGCCTCTGTAATAAAGCGCGAATGCTACTGAGGTGGCTATCAGCAGCAGAACCAGCAGGATGAGCGCAGCAAGCACCTTAGCCTTTAAGGTCATCGGCACTCTCCGCCAGGCACATGGTGCGCTCCATATCGCGACGGTTCATCAGTCCACGCCACTTCTGTCCGCCAGCGTAAATCCAGCGGCGCAGTTCTTCACACGCGCCATCGACATCACCCGCATTAAGACGCTTCAGCAGGGTCGATTTAGAGAATGCGCTGGTGCCCACGTTGTAGGTGAAGCTGTAAAGCGCGGCACGCTGGTATTCGCCCAGAGGGATTTTAACCATCCCGTCGACCGCCTTTTTAACTGGCTGCAGGTCGCTCCACATCAGGCGATCGCATTCGCGGTCGGTATACTTTCTTCCCTTCACGATGTCAGCACCGGTATGACCATCACAAACAGTCCATACCCCAGCCACATCCTTGTAGGGTTCGTACACACGCCCTTCTACCCCATCCTTTCCGCCGAGGAATACCGTTGCGATAAGCATGGCTCCGCCGCCTGCAGCAGCAATAAGCCTGTTGCGCAGTGTGTTAGACATTGCCATTGTTTTAATCCTCGGTGAGGTCGGGAGAAGTAGGCCAGCGTTGCAGCGCCTTGATCTGCGCCATTGTGGCCTTGCGTTTGTAATACCAGTTGATGCCGAGAGTGAATAGCGCAACCAGAATACCGGCCAGCACACCCACGGCACTCCACTCATCGGGACTTAGCCTGGTAAGAAGGCCGTTTGCTATCGTCCCGGCAGATGCGCCATACGCTGCGCCAGATGCCAGTTTGCTCATATCAATACTCATGTGACCCCCTCTTTGTTGAGGGAGCTGGCTCAATTAGGAATTGTCTACTTTCTGAACTGAGCAAGCCCGGTTAGCTTTAGTCTTGTAGAGAAAAAAAAGCCCGGTTGCTGTTAGGTAGCCAAGATCAAAGAATCCGCCTGAGTGCGGATTTTTTATGCATAAAAGACGCCCGATGCCACACAGGATAACGAGGGATGTTTAAGTTGATTGGCACGGGCGAAGACGAAAAAAGGCCGCCAATTGGCGACCTCTTAAATTTGATGTGCCCCACCCGGCGCTTATCTCCGGCACTCGTAATGGCTTAGCTCTTGAAGGGGCGAGGCAATATTCTCAAATTCGTAACGTGGAAATTTAACGTTACTTGCTCTATTTACTATTAGTCAGCTAACCATATTCATTTGCAGCACAAGATGCTCAGCCTGGCAGTCAGAATCTATGCAATAAAAAAGGCACCGCCGAAGCAGTGCCTAATTTTTTGGTATGCGGCGCCGGGTGCCTCCCGGTGAGACAGCAAACCCGACAAAGTCCATCCCGTGCGACATATCAAGCTTTATGCTGATTCGGATTCCACCCCTCCGCATAGGGGGATTCACCGCATCCGCAGCATTATATTCAGCTAAGATTAATCTTAAAGGGTTGGTCGTATGAAATACATATAAAACAAAAAGCCCCATCGGTTAAGACGGGGCTTTCGGCCTGATATGCGAGATGAATGATTGGACTAAAGAACAATACACATCAGGCGATTCACTTTTTACAAAAACTTTTTTCGGGTGTCAATATCGCAAAAAAGCCCCGCTAGCTGGTGAGGCTACGAGGCTCTTTAACTATCTCACGATTTTTGCAACTGACCGATTAAGCTGCGATCTGTTCGCTTCACTTCCCGATCATGCCACTAATTTGCCAGGTTGCTTGCCCTTTGTCTTTAGCTATTCGTGCTATTTATACTCATCATGCCGCCATTTCAAGAATCTCCTTCTCCATTTCGCGCTTAATTGCATAAAACATTTCTCCTTCGAGGATGTCCAGCGCCCATTCCATTCTGTTTCTCGCTTCCTTCTGGCTGATGCCAGTGAAGTAAATTAGCGATGAAACGATATTTTGCACGCTCTTGCGCTTGCAGTATCGTAATCTGGCTACGTTGCGAACCGGGTTGTCTTTACCGAACGTCTTCACCATGACTGATTCAACGAAGGCAGCATCATCTGATTCTTTGGCGAGAGCGATGATGTTTGCCGTTGATGACTGAGGTATCAGTAAGTCCCTTGCCTTGCGGAATAATTCTTCCCCGCGCAGGCCTTCACAATGCAGTTCTGACACGATTTTCTCTATCTGCCTGCCCTTCTGTTCGCTCCATTCGCAGCGCATCATCAGGCGGCCAATAACGTTCACCTCGCAGCGGTCGTAATCCTCACCCCCGAGGTGCAGGCCCCATACGGTTAGCAGGTGCCTAATCCATGCCTGTTGCGATCGGTTGATAGTCTTCCATCCGTAACCGAACAGCCGGCGCATATCAGCAGCGCTACGAACACCGGCAAGCCTGACTATTTGCTGAAAGTCACGTTCAATGCGCATGCTTAATCCCCATCAATTTTGCTGAGTTCCGGATAATTCGATAGTTGATCTCATACATGCCGCGCATCTTCATGATGCGTAGCCGGTGCCACTTCTGTCTGAGGTAGTCGGTCATGCGGCCTGCTCCATCGCCTGTTCATTGGTCAGATACAAGCCCCAAAAACTAACCAGCAACTTTTCGCGGATTACTTCCTCAGGAACTGAAAACCAACGGCGGAACCAGCCAGTTGCCAACTTCAGTTCCTGTGCGATATCGTGTTTGCTGTTCAGCGTGATGGGATAAATGGTGTCTTCGTAGATGACAGCTGTTTCACATGGGTATGCGATTTTGCTCATGCCGTTTGCTCCAATTCGGTAATTATTACTTCCAATCTGCCGCCCTTAACCACTTCGCAGCGCACCATGCGCACGTCATCAATCAGGCTGTCGTCAGCTATGACGCCTGCTTGTGTGAGCGAGTCGAGGGGTGCTTTGAAAAGGTTGTCGAGGTCACGCCGGGCGCGTGTAGGTGGATATGCGAGAATTTTTACTTTTAGCCTGCCGGTCAGTTGGAATTGCTGATTTGCTTCGGTGATTTGCTGGGTTACTGCTGAGGTGTATTCCCTTCCCTTTTTGCTTTTTATCTTTCGTCCGCGAAACACTGAGAAGAGGTTATTGTTTCCGGGCGGCCACGGTAGCGTAAGCCTGTATTCGTTCATCGCTTAAGCTTCCCCTCCTGCAGTAAAGCGCTCTGCGTTCTAATAACGCCCTCAAGGTGAGCTAATCGCGTCTCTGTCACTTCATAGTGGCGCGTACGGCGATCTATTTCGTCGTGGCACGCTGAGCAGGCCCACGCGCCGAAGAGGTCATCAGGCTTCATTCCGGTGCCGCAAATGCCGGGCATGCGGTAATGCGCCAGCACGACTGTTTCTGGATTCCCGTTGCAGATGCCAATCAACCTCACCTGGCATTCTCTGCCGCGGGCTTCATTGCGTAGCTTGGTCATCGCTCCCTCCGTGCATTCTGAAGTTGTCGTCTTGCATCCAACCGGCGCAGCAGCGGTCGCAGGCATATACCCAATCCGGCGGCAGTGGCGCATCGCAACCAGCGCACCTGATATCGGACGTATCGCCAGATGGCGTGGAGTGGGACGTATTCGAAGTGTTCTGCATACCAGTCGTCCTCTTCGCATGTGTGGCAGCTGATTCCGTGAAAGTGTTTATCTTCACTGGTGAGGATGGTGTGGCAGCGGTGGCAGCGTTCACGACCAGCATTTCTGCTCATAGGTGTGGTCTCTCCGTGGTGCGTAATTACCTTCAGGCAGCAGCGCGCTAACCAGCCAAAGCCGGGGATCGGTTGCGAGTGTCTTTTGGGTCTGGATATTGCGGGCGGTGTAGCGGGAAATGAGTTCGTTGGCTGTGGCAGTATCTACGGGGTCGTGACTAAACCAGGTGTGTCGCATCGCCTTTCCTCTTGTGATGACCTCGATTTCCTTGGCTGACCATCAGAACGCCGTTGATGACCACATGAGCCTTGCATTCAAAGTCTCGGGCGTAGCGCCTGATTGTGTGTCGCGTAACGCCAAATACCTTGCTCAGCTCGGACATGTTGCCGCGTGTTTTGATGAGCATCTGCGGTATGGATGTGAGTTGTGGTGTCATGCTGCACTCTCCAGCCTGCTGTTAATGATCTTGCGTCCGTATGCCATGAGTGCGTCACGCTCTACGTAGTTAGTTAACGGCACCGTCAATCGAACTGGTCGCCAAATGAGGAGCATTGAGCCCTTGTTGTTGCCGTTTACTGGCTGCTTGGTGTCAGCCCTGACGAATGACAGGCGACCGCAGGTGATGATTCTGACCTCACTCACGCTCAGCAGCGCCTCTCGGAACCAGCCAACTGACATATCCGCTGGAACAAGCATCACTGTGCCAACGCAGCCGTATTTGTTCTGGTCAGCAGCCTTTTGCACCCACGGGGTGATATCGCTATATGGAGGGTTGCACCAGCAATAACCGCTCAGGCCAGGAATATCCCATTGCTGAGTAAGCCCGCTGTTCTGCTCGGTGAAGTAGTTGGGGTAAAGATGGTTTTGATCACTTGAGGCCACATCGAGCACGAAGTTGAATTCGTCGTCCAGCGCTGCGGCAATTTCTGGCGGTGTTTGCCAGAGATTGCGAATGTCGATAGGGGTGTTGCTTCCTGCGTAATCACTCATCCTGTTTATCCTTTAGTTTTTGATATTCGCTATCGTGCGGGATTGTCAGCGCCAGACCGAACTGCGCACACCACCGCTCAACCTGATTCAGAAAGAAATGCATCTCTCCGGTATCAAGGCTGGATGTGTGTCGGGGTTCGTAGGTGGTGACCTTCTCGCCGGTGACGAAGTCGGTGTAGGTGATTTCTTCGCAGCCCAGATAGGTGCGCTTGAGGTTTCGCTTTACCCATTCAGGCGTGGCGTCGGCGCGGCCGGATTTAATCAGATAGGCGCTGATTTCGGCGTACCACATATGGGATAAGGAGTTCTGGTTGATGCTGCGTTTTTCTTTCCACGGCTTAACGATTAGCCGGTAGCTTTCGCCAGATTCGAGCAGAGGAAGAAGTTGTTGCCCGATGGCGCAGAAATTCGATTTGTGCAACCGAACCCCATTTTTAGAGATATCGGTCATGTGATTTATTATGTTTATATTTAAGCAGTGCTTATTTCCCTGGTGTCGTTCCTAGTTACTTATTCGGATACGGCCAGGAATGATCTATGCCCGCAGATGAAAGGATTCCGGTAACGGCCAGATAAGCCAAAACCAGCGCGAATATAACAATTGCTGATATTTCAAGTGTTTTAATGAAATGATGCTTAGCCATAAATATCCCTCTTCAGTTTGGGTGTATTGAACTCTACATCTGAAAATAAGATGTTACCGGTAAAGCGCAAGTCACATTCACACCATGAAACATAAAGCAGAACTTATTGATTTTTTGCGATACGAAAATACCTTTACAAATCTAACGGCGATGATCGCCGCTGGTTTGATGATTGGTAAACTGGTTCATAATGACCTTGCCGCTTTAAGTTTTGCGCGAAGCAAGGCGACACCTTCGAGAGCCTTCTCGCTGGTTGATGGGATAGAGAGCTTCAGAAGCTGCTTGCGCGGCTCCGGGATGTCTTCGCCAGCTTCGATGCGGCTCGACATTTTGCGAAGCTCCGATCGGCACTTAACGCGCAGCTCTGCTTCACTCAGGTTTCCGGCACGCATCATGCTGTACAGGCCAGTGACCATCCAGTAATAAGCGTTGGTCTTCCACGGGTACTGCTCTGGCGATGCATAATCTCCACGCTTAGCGCAGTAGGTCATCACCATCGAATACAACTCGTCTTCGTCGGGCATGCCTGCAGCGCTGAATGACGCCTCTTTGCACCACTCAATGAACTGGCCCGGCGATGGCAGGAACGGCGAGCCGCTTGCGCGTGCGTGTTTCATTCCTGCTGATAACTGCTGCTTGCTGTGGATGCCGTTTTCAGCGAAAGCGGCGATCCACTGGCGCTTTGCCGCGGCTTCGTCTTCCGCTCGCTTCCAGGCGGTGCTGACCGATGCCGGGAATACCTGCTTCAAACTGCTGAACAGGGCATCTACCAACTTCTCATCACCTTCCTGCAGTACACGATCTAACGGTTGCGGCCCATCACCAGCCAGACGGGCCAGCGCGCTTCCATCGCGATTCTGAATTGCTGATACAAGTTGTCTCATAGGAATTCATTCTCCCAGGCTTCGCGGCTGTTCCAGTGCTGAGCGGGTTGCTGCGGCTCTGGCGCCTGTCGGTTTCGATTAGGTTGATTCATCTGAGCCTTGAGCGTGTCCCACTTTTCGCGGAGCTTTGCAGGGCTCATAACGTTGGTTTGCCAAAAGTGATCGGCGTTGGCCCACTTAAACAGCTCACAGATTTCGTGATGGCTTACCTTGATGGCGTTCCGCATCAGGCGGATGTCGTTCGACCAGGCTGGCCAGTTAGGTTCCTGAGCCGTTGGTGCGACGATTACCACCTTGCAGAACATCCACTCAGCAGCCTTCAGGTCGTCAGCCGTTCCCCACTTATCTCCTTTGGGTGATTGAATGGCTGCATCAGGACGAAGAACTGGAAGCTGTTTGGAGGGTGAGTCAGGGGATTCGTTAGAATTCTCTGACGTAGTGTTTTTAATACTGTTCTTGTTCTTGTATTGGGTGGCTACCGTTTCCGGTAAGAGTTTTACCGATTCCGGTAAGGTTTTTACCGTTTTCGGTAACTTTTTTACCATTTCCGGTTTGTCTAATATCCATGCTGAAAGCTCAGTATTTACACCGACTAATTTCATCCCACCCTGTTTATGGCTGAAGATAATTTGTCTATCGGCAAGAGCTTTGATGGCGTTTGAAACATGCGTATCTTCAAGACCGGTGAGGTCCGCGATCACAGTGTTCGTTACCCTGTCCTGTTTTTTATTCCATCCGTAGGTAAGCCATATCACCGCTTCAAAACATTGCCACTCACGCCCCGACAATCTGAGGCGCGGTTTAAGCTTCTGAATCTCGTTGGCGACTTTGGTATACCCGTTGGACAGGTCGGCCATATGACCTCCTGTTTGCTCGGTTTTCTTGGGGAATGAAATGACTTTGGCGAGGCTCATGAATCCTCCCACTTACCGGGAAAGCCAGCGCGATAGTCGGCGACGATCTGTTTAATCTCTTCAGAGGTATCCATTGCCAGCATGAAGTCGGCTTCGTCATTGCTGTAAATCTCAGCCTGAGCAACCAACTCAACCAGGCGACGAGCCTTTGTGGCGCTAAAGAGAGGTATGGCAGCACTGCGTGACAGCTTGGTTTTACCAGCAGCCTTCACCTTAGACATCTGCTCAAGCGCTACCGCGCCAGCCTTTGGCCCATGCTCGCGTGAAAGCGCCACAGCCGTTGTTGCCGCCACGGCACCAGTCTTAACCATTTCGATCAGCTCGTCGCCGCAGGTAAGCAACTGGAGATGGTGATCGACATCTGAAGGAGATCGCTTAACGCGTTTGGCGATTTCAGCCGGTTCCCATCCCTGATTAGCCAGGCGCTGATATGCCGCTGCGCGCTCCAGTGAAGTGAGCGGTTTGCCCTGACTGCTGGTGACCATGAAGGCAATGCGCTCGGCTTCGGTACCGGAAAAATCCTTGCACTCAAGGCGCGGGATTTCAGTACCTGATTCAGTCGCCAGTAACGCCCCATGATAGCGGTGGTGACCATCGATTATCTTGATGCCTTTGTCGGTAACCTGAACCGCCAGCGGCGGAACAAACTCACCGGCGATATACGCATCGCGGAATTCTTCGATGTGCGCCTGGTCGATTTCACGCACGTTGTAACCCGGCTCGATATATAGCTCTGAAAGCGGCACCAGGAAGGTTTTCTTGGCCGACATTTCGGTGCCATTTTTCTCTTTGGCCTTGTAAAGCGAAAGTAAACTACTCATAATTACTCCTGTATGTTGATCCAGTTAATCCATACATCAGGCGTCGAATGTTCCAGCATTCGGCGCTTTTTCTTTGGCGCTTATCGCCTCAATTGTTTCCTGCACTAACCGGCCCATCGGGCTAACTTCCCAAGCCATGCGAGCCGTACAAATCACAGCTGCAATAAAGCGCCAGTCAGCGCGGCTGATCTTCGTCTCATGGCACCCAACGCCTTTAGCGAACTCTCGCCCGGTCATTTGAGACACAGCCAGTAGAAGATCTGTTTGAGTGCGGTTAATCTCGCTCTCTGTTGGTTTGCTGTAGTTTGCTGATTCCATTGCGTAATATTCCTTTGTTGAATTAGTTGCGTGGCATTGCGGTGAGCAAGTCACTTGGGTTTGCTCCGGCATTTCGGCGGGAGCGGCTTCAGAGTTTTAAAGAGCGGTAATGCTTAAGCTGCTGTTTCGGCTGATTTCATATATCGCTGCGGATAAAGAATCTGCATCTCGGTGATCTTCCCTTTGAAGAACCGGGACAATTTCTCTGCTGTTTCGAGAGACGGAACCTGAATTCCCCTTTCGATTCGGCTTAGGTTTCCAACGTCAAGTTGAGTGGCGATGGCTACCTCGGCAATTGTCAGCTTTTTCTCTACACGCATTTTCCTTAATGGTGTTGGCATTATGCACCTCCCAAATGCGCTATACGCATAATATGCGAATCAATAAATATGCGCAAGGCGCTTTGCGTGACACGCATAAAAAAGGTTGAATGGACGCCATGAAAATAGGCGAAAAGATTAAACAGATTCGCAAAGCGAATAAGATGACCCTGAGCGAACTTGCGTTGCGTGTGGATAGCGACGTAGGCAACCTGTCACGCCTTGAGCGAGGTAAGCAGGGTTACAGCGAAGCGATGGTGCAAAAAATTGCCGATGCGCTTTCTGTTCCTGTATCTGAGCTATTCTCTTCTCATGACGCTAATGATACTGTAGATTCATACAGTGTTAGCTCGATGATAAAAAAGGGGAGAAATGATGTGTATAGGATTGATGTTCTTGATGTTTCAGCAAGCGCCGGTGATGGTTCGCCATCAAAGGACGTCGTTGAAGTCATAAGGTCTATTGAATATGTTCCCGATCAGGCAAGGGTCATATTCGGCAACCGCCCGGAGTCCTCAGTGAAGCTAATTAACGTTCGCGGAGACAGCATGGAAGGAACCATCGAGCCCGGCGATCTCATCTTCGTTGATGTGGCAGTTAGTAATTTCGATGGTGATGGAATCTATGTTTTCGACTTCAACGGCGACATGTTTGTAAAGCGCCTGCAGAAAGTTAAGACTGAGCTGATCGTTATCTCCGATAACCCTCGCTACCGAGAATGGAGCATATCTGAAGAAGAAATGGATATGCTTCATGTGGCTGGTCGCGTGATGCTTAGCCAGTCCCAGCAGTACCGCCGTCACGGATAACTCCCCTTTCTCAATTTAGCCCGCTATATGCGGGCTTTTTTGTGCCCGCTGCATATCCTGATTAAAAATAAATCCTCTTCTGTTTCATACGCATAAACCATTTTAATCCCAGATCACCCCCCTTAAGGTTAAATATGCGCTTGACGCATATGCGTAGTACGCATAATATTCATCTCATCAGCAGGACGCACCACCCAACAGGACGTTGGATCGCTCTTTAACATTGATGGGGTTTGTCTCCGCCGAAATGCGGGGAACCAAGGAGAAGTTGGCTTTGGACTGGCGTGTCGTGGAGCTTAGGCCTATCCGGGATGATCGGGCCGACCTATGAAGCGACTTGAAATCCGGAAACGTCACAGGTTCCGGCGCCAGTACCTAAGCCAATTACCGGAGGTACACCATGACAGTAGTCGTAACTTATCTGGCCTCTGATACGGCCAAGAATCGTCGCAGGCTGCGCCGTGCTGCTGATCGAGATGGATTGAGTGCAGATGATCGCCTCGCCAGAAAAATCGCTGTAGCAAGCGCTGCGTGCGCATTAACAGTAGCCCGCGCCACCTCCTCCCCTAGTCTGCGTGATAAGCAGGAAGGTGGCGGGGTTTGTTTGCCGGATGTGTCTCAGTTCGCAGCTGGCTATCGGAAATCTAAAGACAACGTGACGGCGAGAGGTTGACTATGAATGTTGAATGGAGAAATCCAAAGGCGCCACCGGCTGTAAATCGTGGTGAGACAGTAAAAGTTTGGGCTCTGATTGAGTCATGCATGTACGACACAAAATGGGGCGGCCTTGACGATGACGGGAAGGCTACCCGCACATCAACCCTGAAATCCAAAACGGCGCGGGTAGTTGAATTGTACTACGGCAATGTAACTGCCACTCCTGATGAGATCGCATACATGGAAGAACATGGTGAATTCCCAAAGTCAGCGCCTGGACGCCTTGATGAATGGCTCAATGAAGACGGTGAGTTCCATTCCTTGCATGGGTTTTATCGTGAATACCCGGATGAAAGCGGAATGTTTATTGATGCTTTAACAGCGAACTCAAGCGGCCAGCTTTGCATCAATAGCGGATGGTACGGAGAAGGTAATCCAGAAATTATCCTTCTGGCATGGGCTGAATTTGACAAGCCTTCAGTGCCGGAAAAATTACCTGACTTCACCAATAAAGCTGCCTAAACCTCAGCTTTTTTACGCCACCTGTTCACTAAACAGCGTGGACGCAGCAGAACTGATAAGAGGGGAGTATGGGGAAGAAAAAGCCCCGCTGATGCAGGGCTTGGATTTGGTGTGGGGTTAGGGGGTTACCCCCGGCGACTGTTTTCGACTTTTGGCATTAAGCTTAACTTGGGCAATACAGACTACTGATGATGTTCCCACAGCGCCGCACCGCACACAGTAATTACGAGCAATAATGCTCCAATATTTCCCTTCATATTCGCACCCTCAATGTTGAAAAAATTGATGATCAGACGGTTAAGCCATTCACCGATCGTTACCAAGGATGAGAACACACCAAGAACGAGTACCCAAGTACCACTCAAAGGAACTCCGCAAGTCTCTAACTCTTTTGGATATAATCCGTGAGAGGAGATTAACAAACCAAGCGCAATTGATCAAATGCCGCCATGAAAGCACTGCCAAATTAAGGGAAGGATTGAGAGATGAAGCACACACTGAAGGTTTACAAAGATACAACGCTGCACACCGAGTACATGAAAGCGCGCTTCCCACATGGACAATCTCGCCCAACCTCATTCTGGCTAGAAGGTCATCGCTGGGCATATGAAGCCTCCTCTTTTGATGATGCTGGTGATTATGACCGCCTGTACCGCTTCACTGATGACGACATTGAAATTCCTGACAACACTGATTTGCGTGACACCTTCGCTGCGGCGGCTTTGATTGGTTTGACGTCAAATCGCTCAATGATTGATGTGTTGGGGAGTGAGTCAATTACTTATGTCGCCGAGGGCGCATGGAAGTTAGCCGACGCAATGCTCCGCGTCCGGGGCCAGTAACCCACCTCACTGCCTCCGGCATCGCTCCGAGCACTTACGCACTTCATCCCAGCATTTCTCCCAATTTTTCCGCCAGGTGAAAGGTCGCCCACACACGGTGCAAACTTTGGTTGGGAGTTCGTTTTTCTTCACGACGAACCTCATAAGCATAGTGTCAAAAAGTTAGCATTAAAAACGGATTCATTAGGTTGCCAGCTCTTTTCTGGCAAGCCAAATTATTTGCAATAGAAGGCAAATATTCCGCATCAAGGGACTAAGTATGTGAATTCTCTTCACGAGGCTTGGCCTCAACAAGAATCAGCGGACACTTCCTAACCTTACATGCTTGTGAATATGCCAACTCACATACGTCACAAATACTCCTGACCTCTGTCTGGTATTCGTACTCCATGTAATAACGGAAATTTCCTCCGCACGACTCTGTTCTCCAGAAACGTAGAGGTTCAAGCACCTCATCAAGTTGCCTGAATGTCAGGCCTGTTGGGTTATGAAAACCCACTCTTACACGGTATGTAGTCATGATTTGATAATCCCTAACCCTCTGATTCTTTACAAGCCAGTTATGGGTCTTGCTGTGATAGGGATTTCCTAAATACAACCGCCTATGTGCGGGTATTTTTTTGCTCACAGGAGAAGGAAATGAGTGAAACAACGGATTTAGCAGTACTCGAAATCAAGCCTGAGCAAGCGCCAGCGCTTTATGTAGCGAATGGACTTGATGCATATCTTGACCAGATTCGCGAGCTGGCCGCTGAAGTTCCTGATGTGACGACGAAGAAAGGTCGTGATCGCATCGGTTCATTGGCCCGCATGGTTGGCTCCAGCAAAAAAGCTATCGAAGAGCCGGGTCGTGCGTATCTGAAGCAGCTTAAAGAAGCCGTGAAGCCAGCGGAAGATGAGCTTCGTCGCTTTACGCGTGAATGCGACACCATACGCGATCAGATTCTTGCACCGCGCGCAGCCTGGGATGTTGAACAGGAGCGCCTCAAGGCTGAAGAAGAAGCGCGTATCGCTGCTGAAAAGCTAGCGGCACAAATCGAAGCCGACCACGAAATCGCCCTACTTCTGAATGAAAAATTCGACCGTGACGTAGCTGAAGCCAAAGCCGAAGCAGAGCGCCAGCGCATTGCTCACGAAGAAGAGATTAAGCGTCAGGCTGTCGAGCAGGCACGCATTGAGGCAGAGCAGAAAGCCCAGCAGGAACGCGAAGCAGCAGCACGTCGTGAGGCTGATTTGAAGGCAGCGAAGGAAAAGGCCGAGGCCGACGCAAAAGCAGCACAGGAACGTGCAGAGCGTGAAGCCAAAGAAGCACAGGAGCGCACCGCACGGTTGGCGCAGGAAGCGCGTGAGCAGGCTGAGCGTGAGAAAAAAGAGGCCATCGAGGCTGAGCATCGCAAAGCCAAAGCAGCGGAAGATGCCCGCCTGGCTGAAGAGAAACGCATCGCTGACGAAGCCGCAGCACGTGCGGCTAATGAAGCGCATCGCAGGAAAATTGGCACTGAGATTGTCACCGCTCTATTGGGCCACACCAGCCTAACCCGCGAGCAGGCAATTGAAGTTTTGGTGGCGCTGAAAGATGCCCAAATCCCATATACCCGCATCACCTACTGATTTAACCACTTAACCAACACCAAGGAAACCCACGATGACCTTCTCTATCGCGGGCGGACCCATCGTGGATTTCGCCCATCAAGAATCGCTTTTAGACGCTATCACCCGCCGCCTACGTTCTGGCTGGCGCTCACTTATGGACACTTTAAATCAGCCGGGGCAGCCATGATCCAGCAGCAGACCAAGCAGTATCAGAAGCAGCAGGAAGAGCTTGAGCGCCAGCGCATGTTAGAGCGCACTCAAGATTATCCATTCATCAACCAGATGCTGAGAATGCTCGGCATACCGGAGCGAAAATGAGCCGATTTACTCTGAACACACGCGACAAGGTTCGGGTGTTGAGTATTGCAGCCTCACTTCCCGATCACGATAAGCAGGAAGTTGTGAAAGAGGTTGATGGATACCTCGATACGCATCACGTCAACCCGCTGATGATGGCTGCACAAAATTTCCTTCAGCAGTATTACGGCGGCGCGGCGGCTCAGATGCTGGATTCTGATGATGATGCTCACATTGAGCTTGATAAGGTGCTGCGTGAGTTGATGGTCACGGCAGGTGAGCGCATGCGCGGCGTCAATGTGATTTACAACGAGGTGGCGTGATGGAACCTGGAATTTACTTTGACATTAGCAACGAGGCATACCATCACGGTGACGGTATCAGTAAATCACAACTGGACGACATCGCGATAAACCCCGCCATATTCCAGTGGCGTAAGGAAGCGCCGGAAGACGAAGATAAGAAATCTGCGCTAGACATGGGCACAGCGCTTCATTGCCTGCTTCTCGAACCTGAAGAGTTCGATAAACGCTTTATCATCGCACCGGAGTTCAACCGCCGAACCAATGAGGGCAAAGCGAACGAAAAAGCGTTCCTTGCGGATTGCAGCGGCATGGGAATGACGGTCATGGATGCCGAGCAGGGACGAAAGCTGAAGCTAATGCGTACCAGCGCCCTCGCCCACCCTGCCGCGCGCTGGCTGCTTGAAGCCGAAGGCCATCAGGAAGCTTCGATCTACTGGAGCGATGAGCAAACCGGCGAGCTATGTCGTATCCGCCCGGACAAATTCCTGACCGGGCAGCCAGTCATCGTTGATGTGAAAAAGGTGGCGGACATGAGCCGCTTTGCGCGCCACGTCGAAGAGTTCCGCTATCACGTTCAGGATGCCTACTACCGCGAAGGCTACAACAAGCACTTTGGTGAATACCCACTTTTCATTTTCATCGCCGTCAGCGAGTCGATTGATTGCGGCCGGTACCCGGTGCGCGTGTTCCAGCTTGGTGAGGATTACGTTTCTGTCGGTTATGACCTGTTTCGTCGCGACCTTGCTGCCTACCACGAATGCATGCAGTCCGGTAACTGGGGCGGCATAGAAGAATTAACGCGCCCTGAGTGGGCTAAGAGAAAGGATTACGCATGAGCAACGAACTGACACAGTCACCAGTCAATGAGGCTGACACTAAGGCTGCCATCTTCAGCCCGAGCGGCCTGCAGAAGTTACAGGCGTTTGCCAATGTCATGGCAGAAGGCCGCGCGACGGTCCCGGCACATCTGGCGGGGAAGCCTGCTGACTGCCTGGCTATCGCACTACAGGCGGCTCAATGGGGTATGAACCCATACGCAGTCGCGCAGAAAACGCACCTGGTAAACGGCACGCTGGGTTATGAAGCGCAACTCGTTAACGCAGTAATCACCAGCTCAACAGCCGTTCAGGGACGCTTCAAATACGAATACGGTGGCGATTGGGAGAAATTCAAACCGGGCGCCGCGAATGCAGCTAATGAGCGCGGGCTGTTCGTGCGTGTCGGCGCAATTCTGCGAGGTGAAACGGAAATCACATGGGGTGAGCCTCTGTTCATGGAATACGTCGCCACACGTAACTCGCCACTGTGGAAGACAGCGCCTAAGCAGCAACTCGCATACCTCGCCGTAAAATATTGGGCGCGCCTGTATTGCCCGGACGTGATTCTTGGCGTTTATACGCCAGACGAGTTCGACCAGCCACAACGATCAGAACGCGATGTCACCCCGGCGCGCAGCCGTGCCGACCTGAACAACCTGATTAACAGCAAGCCTGAAATGCAGGAGCCTGAGCGCGAAATTAACCCGGCAACGAACACCAATGACGCGCCGCGCACACCGGATCAGCTGCTGGCAGATTTCACCGAAGCGTCAGCCAATGCTGATACAGTTTCGAATCTCGACCGCTTTTACAAATACGCGGCGAAGGTGCTGGCTGAAAATGCCGGTCACCTTGAGAAAGCCACTGACGTTTATCTGATCCGCAAAGCGGAATTGGACGAAGCGGGAGCATAGCCATGCGCAAACAACCCCACTTCCGCCGCAACCAGCATCCCAACAGCGGCTTTAAAGAAAAGGTCGTGTGGCAACTCAGCAAAGGACCACGAACAGGGCGCGAATTAAGCGCCCTTTTTCATATGTCGCTCGGTCAGTTCAATAGCCTGATGCGTGGGTGCCTGCGCGGTGAAACGGCGGTAATTGCCGCCAGCAACCCAGTGCCGGTCGATGGCTGTACCGACTACACCTACACGCTGGTTAGCACCAAGCGCGTCACACGAAGCGATCCGGAAACAATCGTGCTCACTGCGAGAAGCTTTGGACTGGCTACACCGGGAAGTCGTGAGCGCAATACCTTAGCGGCACAGCGCCGCGCCAGATTAATCGACGCTGGCCTGTACCCGGTTGGCGAATGAGGGGAAAGAGTGATGACAAAGCAATACGCAGAGCGCGACGCAATGGCGCTGGACGAAGCCGGCGGATATTACATGCGCCACGTTATGGCTATGACAGGTGAGCAGTTGCATGGCAAAGGCGATATCGCTGCTGAGTTTGGCTGGCGCGATATGCAGATTGCCGCCCTGCAGCAGAAGCTGGATGCGGTGCTGGCGGAGCACCCTGATACGCGCCGTATGGATTGGCTGGTATCCAAATGCGTCGAGGTAAGAGAGCCATTGCGATACGGAAGCGCTGCTATTTTTCATGCGCAAGCCATCACCGATGAAGAAGACGATCACCATGCCACTAAGTTGCGTGAGCAGATTGACGAAGCCATGCGATTCGACGCTTAGTTGGCTGTGGATATGAGGGGGATTTACCCCCTCAATAACTCTATTTGATGCGTTTGCCAGTGTATTGTTTGTTGATTTTTCCAGAGGCTGAAGGGAATCCAAAGAACAAATAAATTCGCTCTTCAAACTCACTTATTTCAACCTTGGCAAAGTGCTGCAAAGCATAATCGAATCCTTGTTGCACATCATTGTATATGCCTTCAGTTGTGGCGCGTGTGTCATCAACCATCCAATATGAGTATGATTTAGTGTTACCGCCTGAGTTGGTTAACTCGGTGTCAAGGTAAACTCTATCAATCCCCTTCTCATCGGCCGCCACTTTAACTTGATAAGAAACAACAGAATACTTAGCCATTTTAAGTCCTTTTTAAACTTTAGATTTTTTATAGTCCAATACATGCCATCAGTACTGCAATAGGAAGTAAACTTTAGTGCACTTTTTGTGATGGGGATTATCCATGTCTCACAACCTAGCAGCACGCAGCAGAGAAGAGCGAGACAAGATTAACGTCGATTTAGCGGCGTCTGGCGTTGCTTACAAGGAGCGTATGAATCTGCCGGTTATCGCCATGGAAGTGGAGATGCAGCAGCCAGCGGAGCTTCGCGAATACTTCAAAGAGCGCCTGCAGCATTACAGGAATGTCGCGCTGCAGTTCCCGCGTGGCAGTGACCCGGTTTATCAGAAGGAGGAGAAGTGATGGATTGCATTCTATTTAAAGACGATGGCACAACCAAGCTGATGAAAGTGAAAGATGGTCAGCTGAATGTGAATATCCCAAACCCTGGAAGTGATAATTACACTGGCTATCCAATCAAGCATTTTGATAACCAATCTGGAAATGACCGGATAGTTTACTTGATAGCCAGCCTTGACCCGATCTCTGAAGGCGAGATTTTGGACGCAATTACTAGCCTCCGGCCTCAACCAATTGAGTTAACTCAGAAGTCTTGATTAGGCCTCCCACAATGCGTCTTGCCAGATAGCTAAAGTTTTACCGCTAAGAGTCGATGAAGTTTACACGGGTATCGGACCTGGTTCATCAAAAGGAAGATAAGGGATGAGAAGCTTTCAACAGATAGATATTTCGATTAATGGTGTTACCTATCTCGCTGCTTCAGGAAGGCATGTTGGCAATCCAAAATGGCGCGAATCCATCATCGTTGTAGATAGAATTGATGGAGAGATTGCAGATTTAGAGGCCATACCTTTAGACAGCATTGTGAATGTACAAGATATTGGCTCGAGTAATTTCTCAGGCGATTATCAGTACATAGGTAGTAATTACCGGCAATACATATTTAGGCTAAGCAATCCAAACATCTAACCTGCTCCGGCAGGTTTTTTTACGTCCAAATTTCAGGAGAAAAAGATGGGTGAAAACTACCGCAGAAGAGGGAATCAGCTTTCGCTTGGTCGTCGATGGACTCCTGATGAAAAGGATTCTCTAAATAAAATGGCCTATTTTCTACCTCCGAAAATGATCGCCCGGAAAATAAATCGCTCATCTGAATCAGTTCGTAAGATGGCTAAACGAATGGGCATTCGATTTTTAACTGCTCGCGGTAGGAATCTGGCGGCAAAATCAAAGCAAAATTTATGACACAAATTAACTGTATTTATATACAGTATTTTGCCTTGATATTGATTATATTTCAGTTAGTATGTTTCCTGAGTTATTACGATAAACCATTAAGCTAAAAAGGAATTAATCATGTCTGATACAGCTGAACAGCTTGCCATTCAAGCAATTGAAAAAGTCAACGAATTGAAAGAGCTCGCTCTTAATGCGGACGCAGCGCTGAGCGATGCGCAGTCACAGATTGAAGGCTATTTCAATCAGGTCGGGGAATTAGAAAGCAAAGTTGACGATCTCGAAAACCGCAGTGAAATGTATCGAAACGAGGTATTAACCGATAGCGAGATGATTGGTTTAGCCATTGAAATCATGGATAAGATCAAATCAAAGAATGATTCTGGTGTTATCACTATGCCTATTGATGAGCAGAACCAGCTCAATGAGACATTGATGTACCTTAAGCAACGCAAAGAAAGCATCGAGCAGTATCGTACTGCCACCGATCCCAAACCACGCACCTATGAACAATATCGTAATCCGTAATATAAATTTTTGATTTATGTGACCGCCTCCGGGCGGTTTTTTGTTTTCTAATTCAGTAGCCACCTCATGCATGCAGACATAACAGACCAGGCCGCTGAGCTTGAAGAACTGGAAAGAACTAACGCTTTGGCTAACAGGAAGAAGCCTGCCGCCTAATACGTTCCGGCCAAAAGCCTGGCTGGTTCATTACGTGCGTCAGATTGAAAAGGAAATGCGACAGTGAAATGACCACCACCTGCGAAGACATAACCCCGGCTGAGGTCATCATCGATTTCAGCCTTCTCGCTGCAGTAATCATCGCTTTTATCCTCGGCAAACCACCTAAGGAGTGAGTGTGGCTATATTGTCACATTTGCTCTTATTAGGTGGGATTGTTGCTATATACCGACATCATGAAAACTTGCGTTAATTTGCGCTCAAAACCTGGTAAAACGTTTCGGAGGAAAACATGGCAAAACTACTCAACTTGCAGGAGTGGGCGAGCGCGACATATTCTCAGCCGCCTTCACTGTCTACCCTTCGCCGCTGGGTGCGCGAGGGGCGAATTTATCCGTGCCCTCAGCTGCATGGAAAAGAATACAAACTGGAGCCGGATTCGGTGTACGTGGATCCGCGCAAGAGCAAGATGGTGCGCAAGCCCGCTTACACAAAACCGCCAAAAAATGGAACTCTGCTGGAGAAGTTGAAAAATGTCGAAAAGGCCGGAACGCTACGACGCTAATCTGCCAAGGAACCTGACATACCGCAAAACCAGACAGAGTTATTACTGGCGAAATCCGGTTACTGGGCAGGAGCTATCGCTGGGACGTATATCGCGCAGGGAAGCTGTCTCGCAGGCGATCGAAGCTAACAGCTATATTGAGGAAAACTACCTTCCATCCGCACTTCTCGACAGATTGAAGGAGGCGCCCACATTTACCTTTAGCAAATGGCTGGAGCGTTACAGTGTCATTCTGGAGCGCCGTCAGCTCAAGCCTAACACCATGAAAATCCGTTCCAACCAGCTATCTACCCTTCAGCATGAGTTCGGACGCAAAGCTATCGAGGCTATCACTACAAGAGACATAGCCGTGTTCCTTGAAACGTACGTCGAATGTGGAAAGAGAAGCATGGCGGTTGCACTCCGATCCTTGCTGTTGGATGTTTTTCGCGAGGCGGTGGTTGAAGGTGTGATTGATCGCAATCCAGCAGAGCCGACCAAGACGCCAGCGCCAGAAGTTAAGCGAGAGAGGATGACAATCGAGCAGTTCATTGCGATACGGTCCGCTGCTGAAGAATTTGGTGGCTGGCTGGGGTCGGCGATGAACCTCGCATTATTGACAGGGCAGCGACGCGAAGATATTTCACGGATGACGTTCAGCGATGTGCGTGAGGATCGGCTTTTCATTACGCAAGGCAAGACCGGCCATATGTTAGCCGTTCCATTAACTCTGACTTTGCACGCTGCTGGAATCAACCTTGAAGGCGTTATAGAGAAATGCCGGACAGGCAACCCATCCGATCACATCATTTATTCATCAGTGAGGAAAGGAGGAAGGAAGCCGGGGCCAGTTATGCCAGACGCCATCACAAGTGCTTTTGCTGAAGCGAGGGAATCAAGCGGGTTACAGTTCGGCAATAACCCACCCTCTTTTCACGAAATCAGAAGCCTTGCAAGTCGGCTTTATGCCGTAGAAAATGGAGAGGATTTTGCTCAAAGGTTGCTCGGGCACAAAAACATGTCGATGACCAAAAAGTATTTAGATTCGCGTGGTCAGGAATACGTGATGATATAAACCGGATATCATAAATTCGGACAAAATTCGGACATTTTCGGACGAGTGATTATTTCACCATATAAATCAAACACATAAAAAAAGACCGAATACGATTCCTATATTCGGTCCAGGGAAATGGCTCTTTGAGAGCCGTGCGCTAAAAGTTGGCATTTTTGCAGGCGAGGACGCCTTGCCATTTAAAGGTAGACCAGGATTGCTGGTTTTCCAGCCAATCATGCGGTTTGGTCGCGAAAGGTGACAACTCTGTGATCGTGGAGACAGAACGAGCGAGCAAGCGTAGCGGCAGAAATGTGCGCTACGCCTGAGAATATAGGGATTACTTACCACACAGTTGCTGGGCGCGGTCGATGATCGGCTGCAGACTCATTTTCTGACCTGGATGGGCTTTATCAACCGCGACGATGGTATCGATGGATTGCAGCGTGCCCTGCCCGGCAGTTTTACGCGCAAAGGCTTTATCGTTGAGCGGATACTGCAACAAAGTGCCCGGATTAATCGCGAACAGCGCGCCGTCTTTCTCGCAGGTCAACATCACCTCTTCGCGGGTGAAGGGCCATTTATCTTTTCCAATTTCAAAACGGCTGACGGTAATAATCTGTGCCGCCATCGCCTGGCTGCACAGCGCCATCAATACGCAAGCTGGAATCAGTTTCTTCAGCAA